CCATCTACGTTTTCGATCTGGCAGAGTGGGAAGCGCAGCAGGAGCGCAGCCGCCGGGAATGGACCATTGTCAACGCCTACTCTGAAGCGTACCACTTCAACGGCCACGACAGCGCCGCCGCAAAGCTGGCAGCACAGCACAAGGCCGCAGAGATCGGAGCGCTGGACCTGTTCCGCCAGATGTACACCGCATGAACCACCGCCGGACGCTCTAGCAGGGTTGCACCGCAAAGCAGCCCCGCCCCACTACCCCGGCAGCCGCCGGGAGATCATCCCGAACACCAACACAACACGAAAAGGAGCAAGTACCATGAAAGGCATGAGCAATAATCAGATCATCCTCAGCGAGGCCGAGAAGCTGGCCCCCGCCACCCTGCACGCCATCGCCACCGCACACCACACCGCCGCCCAGATCGAAGCCCTGGCCGCTCAAATCACCGTGACTGAGGACGACGGCACCCAGCACCCCGGCACCACCCACGACGCGGAGATCATGTTGGCAGCCAGCGAGCTGCACACTTTCGACTACTGGAAGAAGGAAGGCAAGAGCGTCAAGCTCCACGAAAAGGCACTGATTGAATGCTACTTGTGGAAGTACACCACGAAGCCCAGCAAGGCCCAGCGGGAAGCGGCAGAGGCCGATGGCAAGGAAGCCGCCCCGGATCCGCATTACTACCCCACGAAATCCCACCTGTTTAGCTGCCTGCAGGTGCAGGACAGCAAGCCCGCCCCCGCTGGCCGGTTCAGCTCTACCGCCGAAATCATCGCTTACAACAAGAAGCTGGCAGCAGAGCGCAAAGCTGCAAAGGAAGCCGCCGCAAAAGCGGCAGAGCAGCCCACCACGGAACCCACCCCGGAGATCATCCCCGCCAGCGTGGCAGACAAGAAGCCGGGCGGCTGGAAGAAATGCAGCTTTTACGCCATCTGCACCACTCCGCAGAATCCCACCAGCCACGCAGAGAAGCGGGACGGCTACACCGACGGCGTTTTTAATTACTACGCTCTCCGCCTGGGCAAGGCCGTGATCTGGTACGCCGTTCACCCCGCCTACGGTGTCAGCATCGGCCCCGGTCAGAACAGCCGGAGCGCAGCAAAAACCGCAGCGTTTGAACTTCTCGAATCCGTTGCAAAGACGGAGAAGGCCCCCAACGAACGCCTGAAGAACTGCGCCGCAATGGTCGCCGCTGCGCAGAATGCGTGAACACAATCCCGGACACCCCAGCAGGGCCGCACCGCTCAAAGCGGTCCCGCCCCACTTCCCACCGGCACCCCGCCGGGAGGATCACCACGAAATACAGAACGAAAAGGAGTAACAACCATGAAGAAGTTTGAAAACGTTTTTGAACAGGCCCGCGAGATCATCCGCCAGCAGTGGACGCTGCAGGACCTGCGCCGCAAGGCAGAGTGCACCGGCCGCCCCGCAGAGGTGCAGCAGCAGATCACCGCCGCCCGTCTCCGCCTCATCTGTGCCCGCCGCGGCTACCTGCTCACCGCCTGACCCGTCCCGGATGCTCTGGCAGGGCTGCACCGGTACAAAGCAGCCCAGCCCCACCGCACCGGCAGCCCGCCGGGAGCTATCACGAAACACGAAAAGAGGTTTTACCATGTCTTGTATTCAACTCTCTGAAAAGCACATCGCCGCCGTTGCTCACGGTCTGGCGTTCATCCTCAACGGGGCCGGTGGTATGTGCCACCTTGCCGCATCCCACGAACTGCCGGAACTGTACGACGCTTTGAGCGCCTGCCGGTATCCGCATGACTTCCTTGTGGACGACCGCAAGGTTTACGCTGTCCTCTACAAGCTGAATGAAGCCGCCTATGAAGGCCGGTACAACGTGGAGCCATGCAGCGCCGACGAGTTTCCCGCCATGCCGCAGACCTTCCCGCGTCTGCTCCACTTGCTCCCATGGGATGACGGCCGCTATACCATCGACCCGGATTTCTACGCCTTCGCCAAGCTGCTGGACAGTTTCATCTACCAGTGCAACGAGGACGCGACCCGGAACAGCCCCGTTTTGAAAGCGCTTTCCGCTACCTCCCGCGCCTTGTATGCGTTCATCGTCCAGAACGCCGCCGACTACAACAACGCCGAATGGATCATCTGATCTGCGCCGGATACTCTGGCAGGGCTGCACCGTCCAAAGCAGCCCAGCCCCAGCCCGCAAAGGGTCACCACGAAATGCAACACGAAAAGGAGATACACGAAATGCGTACTTACACTATCAACGAATCTGCCGCCCGCCTCTCTCACGAAATGCGGTCCTTCAGCGACTACAAGAAGGACAGCGCGACCGCCGGCTATAACGCCGACGTTGCCAAGGCTGCCGCCATTCTGGAACAGGTCAAAGCCCTGTGCAGCACCGAGGCGCAGAAGGAGCGCGCCGAGTATCTGTTTGACCGGTACGCCAAGACGCTGGCCGAGGCTATCAACCGGGACAACGAGATCGGCGCCCGCTGCCCCAGCGTGATGATCTGCGGCCCCGCAAACTTCCCGACCCGGAAGAAGGAAAAGCAGATCAAGGCATGGGAAGCCAACCACGAAAACTTCCGCAAAGCGGAACACTACCTCGACCTGCTCAAAACCGCCCACACCGTCACCGTCAAGAGCGATGACCCCGAAGTGCTGGACTACCTCCGGGAGAAGCTGGCCGGGCTGGAAGCCGGGCACGAAATGATGGTCAGCGCCAACGCCTACTACCGCAAGCACAAGACGCTGGACGGTTTCGAGGGCATCCCCGCCGACACGCTTGCGTGGATCACAAAGCCGAACGTCTACCCCGCAGGCGGGCAGAACGGCGACGGCTCCCCGCTGCAGGTCTGCGGCAAGCCCTTCCCGACCTATGCACTTAGCAACAGCAACGCCAACATCAAGCGTGTAAAGGAGCGGATCACGAAATTGGAGGCCGTCAAAGCTGCCGCCCCGGTGGAAGAAGAGCGCAGCGGCTACACCTACCGTGAAGATACCGAGGCTATGCGGGTGCAGTTGATTTTTGACGGCAAGCCCGATGACGAGACCCGCGAACTGCTGAAACGGAACGGTTTCCGCTGGTCTCCCCGCAACAGCGCATGGCAGCGCCAGCTTACCGCAAACGGAAAGTACGCCGCGCATCGGGTGATGGACGTTCTCGACGGCAACGTATAACGCGAAATCGGACACTCTGGCAGGGCAAGCACCGTAAAGCAGCCCCGCCCCACTACCCCGGCAGCCCGCCGGGCGTATCACGAAATCCAGTATCACGAAAAGGAGCAACAACCATGAAGAACCAGAGCACCATCGCCCAGATTCAGTGCCCGGAACCGGTGACAGAACGTCACCACTTGACCGTGCCCCGCCTCTCCGACCTGGTAGCTCTGCCCACTGTCCACGTCTGAACACAGACCCGGAAACTCTGGCAGGGCAGGCACCGTAAAGCAGCCCCGCCCCACTACCCCGGCAGCCCGCCGGGCGTATCACGAAATCCAGTATCACGAAAAGGAGTTGTCATGAAATGAAACTGAAAGAGACCCGCATTCTTGATGCAGAAGGCGCACGTTACGCCTGCATCGCCAATGGCTACTGCACCCGCTGCGATTGCGAAACCTACGACCGCATCTTGAACGATGCAGCCGAGAGCAGCCGCAAGCCGGGTGGCATCACCACGGACGACCTTGCCCGCATCGCCACGGAGATCAAAGCCCACAGCGAGACCGAGGACGACATTCCTGCCATCGCCTTTGCGCTGTCCCGCCGCACCGTCTCCCACTTCACCGAAGCCTGAGCCGCCGCCCAGCACGAAACACGAAAGGAAGGATTCGAGTATGAAAACCTATACCCGCCACAGCATTGCAGGATGGGACGTTTACACGGACGATGAAACCGGGCGCGTCCACCATCTCGTTGACCCGGATTCCAACGACCCGCGCACCCTGTATCCCTACATTCCCGCCGCCGGGGGTGGATTGGATAACGCCTGTGGCAGTCTGACGCTCTCCGCCCTGCGCGGCCGCATGGCACGAAACACCATCCGCTTTGCCTGATTTCTGCGCCCCGGCCACCCGCCGGGGATTTTGTGGGATTCCACACGAAATCTTCTTGCCTTTTATTGCTTTTGTTTGCGTTTTGTTCTATCATGACAGTAACGAAACACGAAAAGGAGGTTTCCCGTTATGACTATGATTCCCGCATTCGGCCCATGGCCAGAGCACCCCGCAGACGCTGACGAAGAAAAGCGCCTTGCCAGCGCCCAGCAGAGCAAGACCACCCCGACCAGCATTGACCGTGAACACGAAACCGGTGTTTTTTACGGCTCCGGCAAAGACCCTTACCAGGCCACCCTTGCAAGCTGCACCTGCAACGATTTTGTGCGCCGGAAAAAGCCCTGCAAGCACATTTTCCGGCTGGCTATGGAACTTGGCATCATCGACGCGGCATACAAGACCGGGCGCAGCACCGGCGAACGAAACGAGGCACAGATCAGCTTTGCGGACAGCATCGAACTGGTTGAACAGCTCTCTGATGCAGCACAGAACGAAATCAAGGAAATGCTGTACTACACCAGTGAACGCATTGAGACCCGTCAGAAGCCCGTAACCTGCCACGAACTGGATCTGATCCCAGAACTGCGCACCTCGCCGCTCCTACACGAAAACCCTTACCCGCTGGAAGAAGTGCTGAACGATCTACCAAAGCCCCTTGTTGTGCAGCTACTGGATCTTGTGCACCGGGAAGGCAAGCCGAAACGAAATGCAGCTAAAACCGTAATGGCTGCATGGCTGGCGCAGAACGCGCCCATGCTGGCAAAAGAGCTGCCGCCTTGTGCGTCCTTCTCTTTCGTGGAGGTGTTCGACAAAGCCCAGCGCGATGTTTACAAGTACCTGCACCGCAAGTACGACACGGAAACAGACTGGTACACCGGCGCAGAGTATCCCGCCGGGGCTGTTCCTGCGGCAGACGGGTCCACTTACTACTTCCCAGAGGACAGAGTTACTGATGCCCTCACGAAACGCGGTTTTAATCGCTGCCTGAATGGTTACATCCCCACGAAATCGAATCGCTGATTCTGTACACGAAATTCACTCTTTTGTGATTGAATTGAACTTTTTCGTTATCAAAACTTCAACTCATTCACTAAAACGGCACGAAATGGAGCATATTCATGGACGAAATTGAATTTTTTGCCCCGTGGCGTTTGGTCGCTGCTTTTGCGGACGGCTCCCGCCTGCTGTTCGATGGCCTGACGGAAGAACAGGCCAGAGACGCAATGGAAGCCGCCCAGGAAGAGCACGGCGACATTGGTTACTGGAACCGGGTCACGGATCAGAACTATGAGGACGGCAGGTATTACAAGACCGTCCCGCCACCGCCCTGCATCAACATCGTGGACTACGACGGCTACACCGGTCCGCTGGACGAAAACGGCCTGCCGGTAGGTCTGGCTAAACAGATCGCCCAGGCCAACGCAGAGGAAGGCCGGGATCCCAACGAGGCGCAGATCATCATCAAGCGCAACGCTCCGCCGGATGACCAGCCGCACGAAAAGTAAATCACAAAATCCAAAAAAGCCCGCCGGGTCTATGACCTGACGGGCTTATAGTGTTGAAAAGATTCTGTTATGCAGGAAAAACGTCACGGAACTGCCCGTTTTGTCTTGAACAAAGAGGGGCAGCTTGAACATCTTATTCAAATTGGCGGTTACACATTGCACGTTATTGTCCAGCAGCAGCTTTCGTTTGAACAGCTGGACTATGTTGTTCGTCAGTATATCGCCTATAAGCATCACGGGAAGATACCGTTAAAAGGCGTAGAAACCATCGAAGTTCCCTTGTCACACTCTATCGAATGACCGCATGATAGCATCAAAGATCAGCTGTGTTGCTTCCTTGTCCTTGAATCGAATTACATTTCCGCCGGGGACAAACATAGCAACGTATCCCTCTTTTTCCTTGGTGACTATCGGGCAAAAACTCCACTTGTAGCGCAGTTCATCCGTCAGTTCATCGTCAGTGCGATCATCCAAAGCAATCATGTGTGGCAAACCATCTGGAACTTTCACGGCCTTTCTTCTTGTCCACTTTCTGGCCGCTCTTTCCTTGATGATTTTCTCAATGTAGTTTTTCAATTCAATCCTGATTCCCATTTCAGTCTCCTTTGTACGAAACCCGGTAGGTCAACTGCCCGCCGGGTTATTTCTATGCCTGTTTTCGGATTTTTGGGGTAGTCGTGTTTGTTTTTCTGCGGATGGTGGACACGATTTTGCGGAAGCGCCTGTGCATGAGGTTCCACAGGCCGCCTTGCCTATAAGATAATATCGTCCTCCGCCCAGGCATCCGCCCGGCAGCGTTCCTCGCGCACGTTTAACGCACGCGATAATAAAGCGCCGCACTCCGGGAGCCGTTCCAGACCGCTGCCCAGCTGTGCAAGAGCTACGTTCCGCAGGTACTTCAAGTGTTGCACACTGTACGGAACTTTCTGCTTCACTTCATGCCATTTTTTGTGGCTGATGTAGAACTCGGTCAAAATCATATTGTGGCCACTGTCCAGCCTGTTCATTTGTCCCTGGATGATACGCTGATCTCCCAGCAAAACCGCCCGCTGCTGTTCCAGCTGGCGCAGCCGTTCACCAATGCCCAGTTCTTCCATTTTGCACGCCATCATTGCGGTACTATCTCCGTGAGATCCGCTGTGCGGCATCCCATCTGCACCCATACCCCGCATAGGGTCTATTTCATCGTTCAGCGCGGCACACTGGCGGCGGATGATCTCAATCCGCTGCGGGATGTCTGCGTAATATTTCAAAATTGCCTCCGCCTCGTGTACCCTCACTGTTCAATCCTCCCGAAATTCAAAAATCTTTCTTGAAAAGGGGTTTGCCGAAAATGGGATCTTCTCCCTCCACGCGCTCCACCATGGCACCTACGCCGTAGATATCTTCAATGACACGGCGCAGACGGTCATAGGCCACCTCTTCGCCGCCCTTGCTCCATTCAAGGAACTGGGCATAGTTCGCCTTGGCTTCTTTCTTCACAGCCTCGATCTGTTCAGGCGTGTATCCCATTTCTTCCAGCGATTCCGCCATAAAGCGGATAATCATTTTTGCGGCATCGCGGCGCTCCGCCAGAATGCGCAGCTTTTTTTCAGAGCCTACCAGATCGCCCGCCGGGAGCCAGAACTCTTCCGGCAGCAGGTGGGCGGTGCGCTCTCTCAGCCGCTTCCGGGCTTCCGGGGTGCCATACTTGTCGAGATCCAGAATGTACCTGGATTCAGCATTGTTCATTTTCAGGGTCAGGATAGTTGATTCTTTCTCGCCCCAGTCCCATAGATCATGCGTCGCTGCAATGGTGCAGTACGAAACCACTTGCCTGATTGCCTCACGGTTCAGCATGGTGCGGTGCTTCGACTTGCTGATGTTGATCTGCTGGTTCACCGCGTTCTGGATGCTCTGCCGGTAGAATGCCGGCATCCTTGCTCTGCTTTTGCCCATGATTGTTCCTTTCCCGCCTGTTCAGCCAGGCGCTTCCACTCTTTCGTTTCTGCTTTTGTGTCCGGTGTGATGATTTCAACAAAGCCCCAGCCTTTCGGTTTGGCTATGAGGTCGATAAAAAGCCGACGGCGATAGATATAATCCCGCTGCGCTTTCCGGGTAAACTTCGACTTGATCTCGACCACATCCACCCGTCCGTCTGCATAGGTGAGCTTATAGTCCGCCGTATAATGCGCCGCCGGGAGTTTCACCGCGCAGTATTCTTCCTCCGGCAGCAGTGTCCACTTCGGGTGCGGTTCTGCCGACACGATTTCCCCGGACTGAATGCCGGGCAAGATGGTGCCGATGTAATACACATACTCTCCGTAGGAATCAAAAGTTTTGCTCAACCGCCCGGCAGCGCTTGCGGCCTCCGCCATAGGCTGCGCATGGGTACACTTTCCCCGTTGTCTGGCTGCTATCTGAGCCTCTGCCTGCGCACGGTAGCGCGGCGGCAGGTCGTCCAGTTCCAGTCTGGCGCTCATGGCTGGTTCCTCCTGTTCTTCCGCCGGGTGTCCGGCTTCTTTTTCAATTTCACGATCAGGTGCTTGGTGTTGTTCCCCGTGATGTGCTGTTCGCACTCGCGCAGGGTATAACCGGGGTATTTTTTCTCCCAGTATTCACGATCATCCGGCAAAGCAAACGCTTCGTCAAAGCGCTTGCGGCTCCATCTGGTATCATTCGGGCGCGGGATTTTCGGCTTTTGCAGCCCTTGGCTCTGCCGCCAGCGCCGGATACGGGCGCGGGCTTTCGTCATGTAGGTCGTCAGGCGCTCAAAGCTGGAACAGGTCAGGTCGATAGGCTCAACTTTCACAAGCCCCATCGGCCGCCCGGTGCTGTCCCGCCACAAGTCCTTGATTTCCTGCCATGTCAGATTGCCTTGCAGGATCACATGATGGTGGTGTCTGCCGGTAACTTTCCCGTCCTCATCCACCACGCTGTACTCTGCAACCTGCATCCACTTGGATGCTTCCCGCCCCGTCTTTTTGCAGAAGCGCTTCAAGCGGCGGGTAAAATTCGTCCAGTCCCGGTCTACTTGGTCAAAATCTCCGGGCGCTGGCTGGTGGTCGTGGTCGTATGTAAACGTGACCGCCCAGTCGCTTTCCCCGAAATTCGTATAGGCCAGCTGGCAGAAATACCGCCTTGCTATCATGTCGTTATACTTCTGCTGCGCAATGGAGGTCGCCAGTTCTCTTTTGCGGCGGGTGCTCGCGGTGTGTTCCTTGTCCGTTGTTTCAAAGAGATCCACTTCTGCATAATCGGATGTTCCGAGAATGTGTTTCTGCTCCCGAATGTACCATGCCCGCACCGTTCACTTCCTCCTTCCGCAAAGCTCTACTGGGATTTTCTTTTCTTTGGACCAAACACACACGGCTTCGCAGGACAAGGGGGATACAACGCCGGGCAGGTCTTTCTAAGTTTCCCATTCCGTCAAGCCCTACAGACCCGCCCTCGTTTTCTCCCCCTTGACCCCCGCTTTCCCCGGCGTGTTCTCCCGTGGTCGCTAGATTAAGTTACACATACAAGCCCCTTGCCGCCTCGTCAGGGCGGCAATTTTACGACGGGCTTGCTTAATTCTTGATTAGGAGCTTGATTAGTTTCGTTCAGCCTTTCATTGCGATCCAGCTGTGCATCCGGCCATAGGCCAGCAGATCCTCCACTAGCTTGTCTATCAGCTTGGCTCGGTCATCCTGATTTGTCGTGCGCTTGATGCTCAGCGCAATAGCCACAAACGCAGCAATCGACCCCCGCATATTTGTGTACTCAGCGTGTTCGTCTGCCGCGTTTGCCGCCATCCGCATCGCTTCGGCAAGGTCCTCCATGTGGGCGCGTTCTGCATCGTAGCGCCGGAGGCCGGTATGCTGATAGCTCTCAAAGGCACGGTCCGCCCTCTGCTGGTAGCGCTCCGCCAGCTCTTCAAGTTCGCTTCTGTCCATTTTTTAAGCTCCTTTACCTTTTCCATTCCACATTTCCAGCCGAGTGTGACACACCGGACAGATCTCCGGTTGCCAGTTCGTTATGTAGCCGCAAATAGGGCAGCCGTAGTAATCTTCTTTCAGGATTCCGCAGTATTTTCCCCAGTATGGCCGCACCGGCGGATCCTCTGTGTAATTTACAACGTCAAAGTGGTCCAGGCTTTCACTCAAAGCACCTATAATATCTTCTTCTACGCTTCTGTTATCCGGGTTTTCTACTTCGACGGTTAGTTCAATGATGACTTTTTTCTCCATTGCTCTGTACACCTCCGTCCACCACCATTTTCAGGCAGTTAGCTTTCGCACTCGCTTCTCTTTTCGTAAAACTCGCAGGTGTCCTCTGGGTCTGTGTTCTCCGTTCCTTTCGGTGACAGGCCGTTATAGCAGAACCAGCTTTTAGCGTCATGGTAATAGCAGGTGCAGCAGGTGTTTTCAGACTCCATGTTCGCCTCCCGTATAAAAACGTTCCATCGTTTCGCGGTACACCTTGAAGCACTCCGGGCACAAGTCACCAGCTCCAAAGAAGTCCCTCGTTTCAAGCGCCCACCCATCCAGTGCCTTCTGGTCAAACCGACCATCATCAAACCGTTCTGCAAATACCTGCTTCCGGCAACGGTTGCAGATAAACATTGCTCCGTTCTGTCTCATTGCACTTTCTCCAACTTCATAACCTCGAAATCTTCAAGGTTTGGGTGCAGCTTCTTGGCTGCGCGGCGCGCTACCGTGTCAGCCTCTTCCTCGTTGTCCGCCTCGACTTCAAGCTCTCCCAGGCAAACCTCCCCGTAAGATTCGTAGGCTACAACTTCCGCTTTGTATTTCATTTCTCGTCAGTTTCCTTTCCAATATCTCGGAATAGAACTTCCTCGTTTTTCTTCCAGTCATAGACTTTGCACGGAATATCCGTTCCCGGCACAGTCTTTTTCAGCCCGTCCATCTGCAGGACGTTCTGCGAAATAATTTGTGCAATCAGTGCAGCCCATCCAATATCCGGCGGAGACCCAAACATTTCCGTCCAATTTTCGGTGAACGTCAGATACAGATTAACTCTTACGAGAAGCAAACTGTCACCCTGGTACTCATATCCATATATCGATCCGTACGCACCGATCATAAGCATTTTTTGTTTTGACGGGTCCGTTTCATTTTTCCGAATCGCTTTCAACTTCCTGTCCAGAATGCCTACACGGTCTGAAATCGCAACGGGTTCTCCTGTAACCGGGTCGTATCTGCTTGTAAGGAACGGTGCCTCTCCGCAGGTGACTTCCAGGCACTTCGCAAATACAAATTGTTCCAGATTTCCCTTGTTCAACTCCCTCTCTGCGTGGTCCGCCATTTTGCTTACCACCCACAGCGGAGTGAACACCTCGCCTTTTTCTTTTGTGCGGTTCTTTTGTTCATCTGGCTTTTTCCGTGCACGGGGAACCAGCGGGATTTTTTCAAGCTGTTCCATCGTGATTTCATCCATTGGTCCACAGCCCGCCTCTGGCGGCGGATTTGTTGCCCATATAATATTTCTTTCGGCAGTGTAGTCGAATAGCAAAATATTCATTACCATCCAGAACGTGGTGTCTGAAAAATCAATCATGCTTTCCATTGGTCAGCCCTCACAAGGATTGTGTTTTCTTCTTTCAGCCAGTCTTTGATGCAACGGAAGCAACGCCCCCGGTTCTGGCATCGCTCTGGGTCGCGGTGCTTGATAAGGTCACAGATTCCCGGTGTCAGGTTTTCGGTAATATCTTCGTCCGTCATGGAACGGATGAAGTCGCCGTTATTTATTTTCCATTTCTCCTGCTCTTGTTGCGCTTTCCGCCGCCGGTCCGCTTCTCTTCCGGCTGGAATCAGGTTCAACTTGATGATTGGCTGTGGCTGATCCGAACGGTTCAGCGGTTTATCGAACGCCACATTCATCCGGTCGCCCTCCGGCTTGTCATGCCATGCTAGGGCGTGGCGAATGGCAAGCCATACCTGTTCTGCCCGGTACGGCACCCTCATTACGTCTGAGATCGGGGCATGGAGAACGCATCTGCTGTACAGCCGTTCCATTTCTAACAGCATGGTATTTCTGCGATCAATCGCAACGTCAAAAGCATTTTTACGCTGTTCCTCGCTCTGAAACGCATTGTTTTCCGCGTCCGAGTAGAATTTTGCAAAGCACAAGCCTTCTGCCAGATCCCAGAACTGCCCCATGTGCAGCCGCAAGTACCACTCGCAGGCAGCCTGCACAGCCTCCGCCACCGGACGACTCATGGTCAGCGTAATGGTTTCGACCTCTGCCGGTGCATCACTTTTCTTCTTTGCCATAGTGCGGCTCCTTCGCTCCCGGCCAGTTCCGGCGCTGGCTACGCTCAAACTTTCGTGCCATTGCCGCTACCTGAATAGCCTCCACGGCCAGGGCAACCGCCCGGTCGTATACGCCCTTCGTGGAGATCTGCGGATCGTTGGAGTAAACGCCCATCCACATTGCGTTCAGTTCCCGATGCAGCCCATCCATTTCCCGTGCAGCTTCCACGGCTTCTTCCTGGATCACAGCCACGCCCTCATGGTTACTTGCAAACATCCGAAACTTCCTGTTTGCTGCGGCCAGTTCAATCTTGACCAGCCGCTTCACATCATTCTTTACAGCGTCCATGTTATTCCTCCACAAAAACCACGTTAGCCCAGCTCGTTTTATACTTTTTCCCGTTGACCTTTACTGAAATAACCGGCCAGTCGCAAGACCAGGAGCCGCCTTCGTATGCGCCTTTGTCCAGCAACGTGCCATCCGGTGAATAGACATACACCGTCCTGGCCGGATATTCGTCTATCCCCATAGCTTTGTCAGTTTCGCATCCCGCCAGCGCTCCGCACAGTGCAACAGCGCCAATTGTCAGCGTCAACGCTTTCAAGACATTACGCATTTTCTTCGTCCTCCCCGCTCGCTCAAATCCTCAACGTCCGCAGCGTCCTTGGTCTTTTTCACCATGTCTGCAATGGCATACAGCCCAGATTTCGCCAGAGGTTCCAGCTTTACGGGGATTACAGCACCGCGTACCATCATACCATCCTTGATGACATAGTAACGTCCGCCGCTTGCCATCTTCCGCACACAGTATTTGAAATAGCCGCTCTTGCGCATTTCATCCGCCACCGGCATGATCTGCTTTGCATCTACAAAGCCGATTGTTCGGGAAGTCGGTTCAACCATCGGAACCAGGTTACACCCACAATAGCGGATGCTGATTCTGCCATTTTCGCAGTCCAGCTCGCCACTTGCTGTATCGTCAAGGTTCATGCCTTCAATGTTCCGAATATCGTCCGGGCAGTCACTTTCAAAATGAATATCGTTCCATTCCTTTTCGCTGATACCCAGCAGAGCCGCCAATTCCCTTTCATTTTGTGCTTTCGGGAAGTCTGTCAGCGGGAAGATTGCTGTTTTTGTTCCGATGTACAGATCACACCCCTGACCATCGTTATAGAACACCTTGTAGAGCTTGCAGTATTCGTCAGCCTTGATAAGTTTTGCGATTGCCGCCAGTTTCATTTGTAACTCCCTTCATTTTCGATCACCTGAACCTCAAACGTCTTGTACTCTCGGTAGTGATCTTCTGCCATCTTTTTTGCCTTTTCAACGGCCAGCTCTGCGCTGGTTGCTGTGAGCCTATAAGGCAGCCACGCGGGCAGGCCGCTTTCACCGGTTGCTTTCAGCAGGATATAATACCTTTGCATTGGTGCGTCCTCCTTCCGATTTTGGGCAATCCCGGAGTTGAACCGGGTGCGGGCCTGTTCCCATGCTCACAAAAAAGACCGCCGCGGCGGGCGGCCTTTATAGTGGAGTGCACTATTCTGTTTTTAGAATCTCTTCTGCCTCCGCCTTGTGCTTCAGCACGCTATCCCTGCAAGCCGTGCCCTCGTCCCGGATCTTTCCCAGCGGGCACTTTGCACACGACAGGCAGTTCTGCCGCATCTTTTTGCAGAGAACATTCCTTGCCGCCAGAAGTTCCTTCCTCATCATGCGAACAGATACAGCCAGCAGTGTTTAATCAGCGCAGCGGGCACAAAAAATATCACCGCTGCCCACAGCGCCACGCCCAGTACAAACAACAAGATTCTCAGTGTCTTTACAAGTCCTTCCATGTCGTCCTTCCTTTCTACTTTTCCGTTATGATCCAAACCCTGTGCTGGCCGTAGCCATCCCAGTTCAGTGCATCTTTGTGGCTGCCGGAAACGGCAACATCCAGATGCTTTCCTTTTACGCTGGCTCCGGTATCCTGAACGATTCTCACGCCCACATCTTCAATGTAGAGGACGGTCCCGAACGGAAAAACGTCCGGGTCTGCCGCCACCGTCACGCCTCCTTCAACCGGCGCGCCGCTGGCGGTAATTCCCGTTCCAGTTCCACAGATGTGCTCCCGCTTTTCGGTGCAGTATGCCGTGCAGAGGAAGTCTCCGGCATCCTCTACCAGTAACTTTCCATCCAACCGGTCCCGCGCTTTCAGTGAATCCCGCAGGGTATCTGCATACCCCGCAATTTCTTTCGACGCGCCCTCCCAGTCCTCGTATCTGGACTTGTAGATATCTCGCTGGCATTCCAGATCGTTGATTCTGTGGTAAAGCGCGTTCGTCTGTACGCCAGCGATCAGGACTACCACCAGAGCGATTTTTCCTACATCAATTTTCACCGATTCTTTGCTCCTTCTATTTTGTCAAATGTGATTGGCGGGTGCCCATGCTCTTGTGCCCGGAGAGTTCCGGTCATCCCGTGCGTAACCTCCATGAAACCGCCGCCATGGTCGTTCAGCACCATATTCCGAAGCTCGAATAACGTTTGATCCTGGTGCGTCGCCAGCGTTGCCGAAAGTTCTTCCTGCACCAGCGCACCTTTGCCGCCGCCTTCACACCCACTGCGAATCTTCATGGTGTAGGCTTCTCGTTGCCTCCCCCCCCCCGCTGGGTTTTGATGCCACCATTCGATCATGCCATGAATAGCAGTCAGCAGTAAGTCCTGCAACTTCTTTCCCCTGCGGGATGCACGGTTCAAAATTCCATTCAGTGCCTTTTCGCTCAAAAACGACCACTCCGGCGGATTCTCCACTAGTATCGCAGACAGCATATACTCTGCGCCGACGCTGGGGGATTCCCCAGTGTTGAGCATTGACGATTCGATAGGCAACAGCTCCGTAGTTTGCGAAGCCCCCCCCACTTGCCATGTTGGAGAATAGACTGATTTGCTCTACCTCCGGCAAACTCTCTGAGGTGTAGTAATTCGTTGAGAACAACTTCAAAATCCTTTCCTTTGTTCGATGACAGGGCACCTGGCACGTTCTCCCAGATGACGAACCTGGGATATTTGCCGCCGGTCGCCAGCAGCATTTCCCAGATAATGCGTACCGCCTCCCAGAACAATCCTGATCTGGCACCATCAAGACCAGCCCGTTTTCCTGCGATGCTCAAGTCCTGACATGGACTTCCGAACGTTATGATGTCAACCGGTTCGATCAGGAACCCCTTGATGTCCGTAACGCTTCCAAGATGCTTCATGTTCGGCAGGTGCGTCTTTGTGACGGCAATGGGATACGGCTCTATCTCGCTTGCCCAGACCGGATGCCCACCGCACATTGCGGCACACAACGGCATCGTTCCGCTTCCATCGAATAGACTGCCTAATTTTACTTCTCCGGGCGGTTTTCCCAGTTCGCGGAATGCACTTTTCACAAAGAACAATGCGTTCGGCAGCGCCATTCCGTTGCCCCACATTGCGTACTCTGCCGCCATGCTGTGCAGGCCATCATGCCAGCGCATCAGGGCGCGCCCGCCTTCTTCGCTGTCTGCCTGCATGATCTTCCGGTTTGGCTTTTTCCCTTTGATTTCACAGTCCTTTGCGTAGACCTCACGCCAGAACGGCAGTTCCCGCAAGTCGGTCAGCGGCTCAATTTCTGCCCACCCGTCCGGGAAGCCTTGCAGTCTGCCACATTCCAGCGGAATCAGTCTGCGCACGATCCAGTCCGGCGTTTTTCTTTCGGCAACTTCTGGACCGCTTGATGTTCCATCATTTTTCTTTGTGAGGGCGGCCGCAGTGTTCCCGGTGACGGCTCCGCTGTAGAGGTCGACGCCGACCGCATTTTCAGGCAACGGTTGGAGCACCGGATTTATGTAGTTCAAGCTCCATCCTCCTTCTCCCTTTGCCTGCAATGTCCCGCTGACCTCTCCGCCAAGGCAGTGATGCCTTGCATCGTAGGCAACGGCGTGCCGGTCTACCGTGTTCAGCGTGAACGAAGCATTTTCTCTCACTCCGCATCCGTTCTGGTTAGTGTTTCGGTCAACAAAATTTCCAGCCATACAGTACGCTCCTGCCACGATAGGTGCTTCATGGTCGCACGTCAGACATGGGCAAGTTTCGTTCAGTGTGTCCGCCGATGCCTGGCCGGATGCTCTGCAAATCACCGGCCTATTCTCACAGATTTTCATGCCGCCCCCCCCCGCTGACCAGAATCGCCTGCGATCTCATAGCCGATGCACTATTCAGCAGGGAAGGTGCCACACCGTCCACGCTGTAAACTCTTGCTCCTTGCGGAAATTCCGGTGTCAGGCATTCAAGTTTCATTTTGCTTTCCTCACTTTTTCTTGCACGGACGGCCAGCATCGAACTGGCTCACCTGTTCATGGGGGGATTATCAGAAGCAGGTGCATCCTCTATGCGTCCGCATATCAAGCCCGCCCGGTAAAGAGAGCGCCGGGCGGGGCGGCTGTGGCAACAGCCTACCGCTTTTGTCCTGAGCGGATTGAACAGAGCATTTCTGCGCTCATGCTGCGGCGCACCCATTCCCGTCAATTCCATGCGGGTGCGTCTTTCGCGGAAATGGCAGCCCGGTCTTTCACCGGGCTTGAACGGAAAGGAGGACGCTGCTGTACAGCACCATTCCGCTATGCCGGGCAACCGGTTTCAAAGTTTCCCGGCTTTCATGGAAAACAACCAAGGCGCAGACGGGGTCTGGCCCCGTTCGCAGCACTTCCGCCTATAAGAAGTGCTCTGCGCCATATAAAAAGCAGCCCCGCTTCTGCGGCGCAGGGCTGCTTATCTTACGCCAGAGAAGAACTATGCTTTGTATCAGCAGCATCGTTTTTCTCGTAGTGCTTGCACTCCACATTGTAACCGCTACAAGGCGCACATCGGGTATCGGTTATTTTGAACGTGTGCTTGCACTGTTCCACGTCATTCTTCTTTGCGCCCCTGTGCGGGGTAATTCTAATATGTACGCTCCTTGCCAAACTCTTGACCTTCCTTGCTTTATGTAGGTAGCTGCACCGCCCAAGCGGGGAAGGGTTGCGGCGTTTGTCCTGCACTACTTCCCAGCGCTCTGGGATGTTGAGGTTTCTTCTTTTCCACAATGGCCTACCTGTGTAAAACTCTGCAACGAATGTTTCAAACTCATTTTCCAGCATTTCGATAAGTGCTTTTTCTTCGTCCGACAAAGGTCCCGGCACTTCCTCGATATCCGGTATACTTGCTGATAGTTCCATTCTCTTACCGCTCGGAAGATCTATGTAAGCAGCGCGCCCGTTCACTCTCCTACCTCCATGATGTGCGTTGCGATCATGTCAGCCATGTGCAGGCACAGGACTTCCGGGTATCTGTCGTATGCCTTGCTAAGAGTGTTCCAGTCCCGTTCCCCGGTATAGGCGCCCATGTGCCACCGGATTGCCAGAATTTCCTTTTCCGTCAGGTGGATCCAGTGCTGAATGTTGATTACGGACGCTTCACCATGCCCCAGCAAATCCGTATCTCTATACTGATAGCTTCCATCCGGTTTCTGGATGTAATTTCCGGCTTTGCAAACGTCGTGGAGCAGGGCTGCGGTCAGGACTGCATTCTTATCGCACCTCGCAAACTGCGGCATATTCTCGCACAGTTCCAGCGCAGCCCTCGCTACGTTGAGCGAGTGCAGCAACAGGCCACCGGGGACGTTCAGGTGATGCTTTGCGCTGGCGGGCGAGTTGTAGAAGTCCGTTTCTTCCAGGACGATCATCAATGCCATGCCGCCCGGTCTGCCTTCAATGGCCTTCGTCAGCAGCCGCTTGTACTCTTCTTTCAGAAGTTTCTTGTCCATGGTCGTTCTCCCTTACGCCTTCTGCATGGCATCCTGGGCGGCATCGGTGGCTACACTCTTGTCGGTGGCTGTGGTGTTGTCTGCCTCCTTGTTTTTCCACGCCTCTTCCAGCGCCAGCGGGAGAGCAAACGTAACTTCTGCCAGCTGCAGCTTTGCATCATCCCAGCTGTCCGTGCCCAGTGCGATGGTCTGCGCCATCACGCCGATTGCCAGATTCTGCAGGGTAGTGGTTTCGCCGTTCAGGCACATATCCACATGATCCTCGTTATTCAGTACCACTTCGATCTTTGCCTTGTAATCTTCTCCCATGTTGTTTGTCCTTTCTGTACTGCGTGAATATTCGGTCAATGGTGGTACATTCCGGGGTTAGCACCGGACGGAAGGGAATGCACCCCCTCCTGCACTGGCTGTACCATATCAAAAGAGCGGCGTCTGACAAATGATGCCGCTCCTCCTGCCCATGCGGACCGCCCTGCCGTGTTCTTTCTGCCCCCGGCAGGTAAGGCCCCGGCCTTGCGGTAGCCGGGCGGCTTCCCCTCGTAGTTCAGCCGCATGGTGGGCGGGTAGGTCTGCCCATGCCTTCCCGGTTCTGTCAGTCCAAGTCCCGGACTTCGTTGTTCCAGTCGTAAGCCTTGTTCACCATCGTGTCTAGCAGCACCGGCACCGCCCATGCAACGGCAACAAGATCCGGGTCGTAATTGATTTTGAAGATCCAGCAAATGCCCCAGATCAGGGTTGAGAAAATGCCGTACAGTATGCCGAACACCAGCAGGCTTTCGCCCAGGTGCAGCGCATCGCGGCGGAATCGCCGCCAGTTGAACGTCTTATTGAAGCTGTTGATTCCCCGGTGGAGTTTTTCAAGCATCATTTTGTCCTCTCTTTGCATTTTATCCCTCCATGTGAAACAGGCTGGTTTGGTTCGTGTGCTCTGCAAACCGTTCTTCTTCCAGCTGGAAATAGAACGGGTCAATTTCAAAGCCGATAAAATCAAGTCCCGCTTCATAGGCTGCTATGCGGCTGCTTCCGCTTCCAAGGTGAGTATCAAGAATCTTTTGCCCCGGCTCTGCATAGTTTTTGAATATCCAGTCGTACAAGACAACCGGCTTCTGGGTCGGGTGGATTCTCTTTTCGTTCAGGGATTTGTTTCCCTGCATGGTGCCGCCATCCGCAATACTCTTTCCTTGCATCATGCCGGACCACATATAGCGGAACAATCGCACCGATGTAAATAAATCGGTCGCCGCTATCTCGCAGTCTGAAAAGCTGGAACTTCCATTGCACTTGTCCCACACGATCCGCCCGGTTGCAAACTTATAATCAAAGTAGTTGCAGCCCCACACGATGTAGTGTCTGGAAACGCGGAGCAGTTCTCTGAAATACTCCGGTCCCGGCCTGATCCATGCCGGTGAAATTGGATAGTCCCGGTGTACGCCTATCTTGCTTACCTTGGAGCCGTAAAAGCCCCGACGCTCTGGACCAGAGAAGTACGGAGGATCTACAACGGCCAGATCAAAGTAATTGTCCGGGAACAGTTCCATTGCCGGAACGCAGTCCACGTTATAGCAATGGTTCAGCTTAAATACCTCTCCCATTGCTTTCACTCCGCCGGGCGGTCAGCCCAATACCTGAGCTGCTGCTTCTTGTTGTACAAGCGCTGCTGTCCCAGCGCTGCGCTGTACCCGGCGCGGCCATTGGCGTCCATCTTGCCGGTGTCGCCGCGCTTCAGTTCTTTGTAGATGGTCGAATAGTTGAACTGCATCGCCCTTGCGATCCCCGCCACGCTCTGCCCGGCGTTGTACCGGGCTTCCAGCGTCTTGCGGTCATCTTGGGTCATGTGCTTTGCCATGTCCTGCTTTTTCCTCGCTTTCCCTAAAAATGCGCAAAAAAATAACGCAAGAGAAGTCGCTAAGATTTCTCTTGCGTTTTCTCTTGCGTTTATTTTACAAATTCAGCTTTGAAAAGTAAAGCATTAAATGCAACAAATTTTCGGCTTGATTTTTGTGGATTTTATCACAAAGCAAACAGGCCGTCAAGCCTGCCCCGCCTGCAGCCTCTCTCTATTGTCCAATTTCACCAACATTCCGTCTCTCTGTTTGTGCGTTCTCGCCTTATGCCGTCAGCCCTAGCTTCCGCAGACACTCCCTGAACGCCGTCCCCGCGCTCTTGTAGCCCAGTATCTTCCGTGGGTAGCTGTTGATCCAGCTTTCTGTTGCCGCGATCTCTTCCGGCGTGACCTTCGAGAAGTCCGTTCCCTTCGGATGCCTGCGGCGGATCATGCCGTTTACGTTCTCGTTGCTTCCGCGTTCCCAAGAGGAATACGGGTGGCAGTAGTAGACCTTCGTCCGTTTCCCATCCTTGATGCAGGACTGTTCCAGCTGATCCGTCAGCGCAAACTCGCTGCCATTGTCTACCGTGATGCTCTTGTAGATGATGCCGAACTTCTCTGCGCCCAGCTTCCGCTCCAATGCGTTGATGGCCTGCACTGTCGTTTCGGCGCGGCGGTTCGGAACCAATATAATATTCTCGTTCCTGGTCTTACGTTCCGTCAGCACCAGCAGCGCCACAGTGCTTTTCTTCTGACCGGAGTATACGGTATCCATCTCCCAGTGCCCAAATTCTTCCCGGTTCTTCACTTCCTCCGGTCTGTTCTCGATGCTTTCACCCGCCGGTGCGCGGGCTGGCGCTTTCGTTTTCACTTTTTTGTAGTCGTTCTTATGCACGCCCCGTCTCGGCAATGTTTGTTGCGTTACATTCAGGAAAACGCCCTTTTTGATGTAACTATATATAGTAGGCACCGAAATGTGTGTCTTGAACGTCTTGCCTTCTTCCTGTGCGTATCCGTACACCGCCGCCGGGGAGCAGTCCTTATCTATAATGGTTCGCTCAATATAGGCGGCAAGCTCATGGTCTTTGCCGATTTTCAGGTTCGGACCTTTTTCCCGCAGGTGTGCTTGGTATTTCTGCTCTGCAATGTCCGGGCTGTATGTCGGTATCAATTCCCATGTCGTGCCGTTCAGCCTGTCATAGCTGCCCCTTTTCAGTTCCCGGTATACCGTGGACGGGTCCACTCTCAATTTTTCCGCGATCTCTCGTGTCCTCATTCCCTCCTTCTTCCACTTTTCAATGCGGATCCTGTCCGTAAACGTCAAATGCTTGAACACTCTCACATTATTTTCCTCCTTTCTGCTATTGCGTTTCTTTTCGTATCAATCATAAAATACGCGGTACACCGTTGTCAATTTGCAAACTTTCCACGCTTTGCACAGTTCCCTTGTGCAAAACTGCCATATAAACAAAAAATCCCCCACCAGCGGCCCGATAAAGGCTGCTGGTGGGGGATTTCATTTTACTTTGGCAGGAAGCCGAGCACCCACCCGACATACGCTCCGATTGCGGCGGCCACTACCGTCCACCACAATTTATTTCCGAGGATTCCGGGGGCTTTTTCAAGCGCTGCCAGCCTAGCATCTTGCGACTTATTCTGTGCGGTCACAATTTCAAGGCTCTTGTTGGTCGATTCGAGTTGTTGGATCGTCAGCTTGATGTTCGTGTTCATGCCATTCACGGCGTCCGTCAGCCTTTCAAGGTCATCCAGACGATGGGTGTTGCTTTTGCTCCGGCTTTCAACATCAGTCAGACGATGTTCCAGCTCTTCATCCGTCATTTTTTCCCGTCCTCCCCAAAGTGTGCTACGGTAGTTGTGGCAGCATTCTTCTTTTCCATGTAGGCTGCCAGCTTTTTCTTGCTGAATTTGAACACAACTTCCACGATCCAGTCAAGCGTGCGCTCGTTGATTGCCCAGTCCAGCCAGTCCGGCGTAAAGCCTCGCAGGGTCGCAATGACCCGCTTCTTCTTTTCTTCGCCCATCTTGCTGCCCACGATGTTCGTTTCTGCCCACTCGATCCACTTATAGACCGTCTTGGCGATAACCACGCCGTAGCCCAGGCGTACCGCAAACAGTGCGGTGACGATCATGCCCACGACCATGAAGATGAACGACAGCCATGTAGGGAATGCCATAAGGAAAGATTTCATGATTTCCATAACGATACCTCCGCTCGTTTCTGCTTACAGTGTCCAGCGGCTCTTTGCTTCGCGCACATCAACGTGCACCCAGCCCGCCGGACGGCCTTTCTTTACCGGGTAGCGTCCGATGCCGCCGGTGTCCTTCAGCAGCGTTTCCGCATAATCAGCCACATCTTCCACACTTACGCCCTGCACGCGGATGTCAGCAGCCTTGCCGTAGCAATGCTGGCTGTATGTAGCGCCCTTGACGTTCTTGTTGTGGGCGGCCGTGCGGAATGCGCTGGTGATGGTCAGCGGCTTCCCGAAATGGTCACGGATCTGCTGCAACAGCTTTACAAGATCCATGTCCACAAACACCGGGTCGCTGCCATCCTTACACCGGAACTCCTTCACGCTGAAGTTCTTGCTCAGCGCTTTGCTCCCGTCCTTCGCATAGGAATATGCTTTGATTGCCATTGTTCTGCTCGCCTCTTTCTTTTTTGATGATATAGAATTTCCCGTATGTCTGATTCAGCTTGTGTTTCAGCGCCATGCACTCGCAATGGCTCAGAACGCCGCGGTAGCTGCCAATAGTGCGCTCCACGCTCTCGGCTGTGATCTCGCCCGCCTCATACTGTGCCAGCACCTGTGAAAGCCGCAGCTTGATGCCGCGTATCGTGGTGTGACGCAGGCGGCGGTGTGTCGGCCACACCCTCACGCCCACAAATTCCACGCCCTGTTTCAATGGCTGGATGCTGGTTTTATGGTTCAGAGCAAGATTCAGCTCCCTGCGCAGGAATGCGGCGATCTCGTCCCGGATGTGTGCAAGTTCCTGCTTGTCGTGCCCGATGATGATAATGTCGTCCATGTACCGGATGTACCAGTGGATGTGCAGCGTATGCTTCACATACTGGTCCAGAACATCGAGGTAGATATTGGCGAACATCTGGCTGGTCAGGTTTCCGATTGGAACGCCGGTGTCCTCTAACCGGCACTCTGGCGGCACTTCGTCCGCGCTCATGCCCTCCGGCAACCCAAACTTCGTCTGGTCACTGTGCAGGATCACGCGGAACAGCCACATCATGCGCGGGTCTGCGATCTTCCTGTTCAGGATCTTCAGCAGTATCTCATGGTCTATCCGGTAGAAATACTTTGAAACGTCCAGTTTCAGCGTATAGGCCGGTCCGCCTCGGTCTGCCTGCCGCATCCAGTATTGCAGTTGATCCAGCGCCGCGTGCGCTCCCTTGCCCTTGCGGCACGCATAGCTATCCGAAATAAAGCCTTTATCGAATATGGGAAATACAACTTGGTAGATACCCCACTGCACAACGCGGTCAGGGTAGTGCAGCGCCATAGCCATGCGCAGCACAGGCCGCCGGATCCAGAAGATTCGATACGACCCTACCTTATAGGTCTGCTTAACCAGACGGTTTCCCAGGATGATGCAGTATTCTGCTTTGCGCTGCTCAAAAATCAGCACTTCATCCCGGTGCTTCTTGCCCTTGCTGGCGTGGTAGTGCGCCAGCATCAGGTTGTCGAAAGCCACCACCTGGACAAAGATGTTTTTGTATGTTTTCATTCACAGTCTTCCGCACCCGTGGCATATACGGCCACTCCCCACCATTCACCGGGCGGTGGGATATTCCGGCCATTCTCCCCGGTATACTGTCTGCCTTGATGCGAATACAAATTTTTCGTGCAGCGCTCCCCGGCGCTGCCGACGGATCCTGACCCCTTTTGCCCGCGTAATCCAGCCCATCTTTTCAGGCAAGCTGTGATTCATCTGGCGGGGAAAAGCGGAACGCCGCCCAATGTTGCCGTTGGCGTTGGAACGCACATTGTTCAGGTTCAGCTTGAACACGCCCGCGTTGGAAGTGTTGTTCCAGCTGCCGCCCCGGATCGGGATGCGTAAATGATGGTCAGGCCCCGGTTATGCAAAAAGGCAAGCAGCCCTATTTGGACTGCTTGCCCTCCACATACTTCATGTAATTGCCGATCATTCCGCCGATTGCCCCGGTATATTTGCTCCATGTTGCGTATTGGTGCATCGTGATGCAGGTGACAGGCTGCGGCGGGGCTTCCGGCGCTTGACCGTCCGCCCGCTTCTTGCGCTTTTTCTTCGGTTCCGTACCCTGCGGGTACAGTCTGGGGTTCGCCGCCTCGTCAAGATAATCCCGCAGATCCAGCAGCAGGGTATCGAACTCACGCAAGGTGTCGCGCTTGTAGTATTTCTTCTGGATCACGTTACACAGGTGCAGCATATCGTACATCGTTTCCCGGATACGCTTTGCAAGGCCATACTTTTCCACTCTCGGAAACTGCACCAGTATGGGGCTTCCGTAGTTTATCATGGCCTTCACCGCTTCTTTCAGGCGGTAGCCTCCGTTTGGTGTGTTCATCTGCTGCAGCTTTTCGTTTTCAATACTGTTCATGTCATTTTCCCAGGCTCTGCAAAATATAGGGGCGGCTATCGCCGCCCCATCGGTTTACTGTCGGTCGGTTTGCGGTTTGCCCCTCTTATCAGAGGGAACCCACGAAAGCGGAACGCCGCCCAATGTCGCCGTAGGCGCTGGAACGCACAGCGTTCAGGTACAGCTTGAACACGCCCGCGCGGGAAGTGTTGCTCCAGCGGCCGCCCCGGAACGGGATGCGCTCGCCCTTGTTAATAGCCCACAGGTCGTCACCGCCATAGTCACCGTTCGGCTCCTGCGGGTATACGCCGATGCCGTAAAGGATCTGCGGCACAGCGGACAGGGTGGTCGCCAGAGCGTTGAAGCCCGTGCTGTGGCCGTCCTCGCTCTGCCCGGTCAGTGCATCGGTGACAAAGGTCCACTTACCGGCGCGCCAATCCAGCTTGATGGTGCCGGCGGAACCGGGTGCCACAAGGCTTCCGTCTGCGGCAATGGCCTTCCACAAGCTGCTGGAAGAGGAAACGTCAGCGGTGGACAGTGCGGCATCGTTGTGCTGGATGGTCTGAATCTCACCATCCATAGTGCGCAAACCCAGTGCCCACTCGTGCGCATTGCCGTTCAGGTCGCACACGCCGGACAGGTCGTTGTTGTGGTTCCAGCTCACCGGACCAGAGCCGGTCAGGGTCAGGTTTACCTTGCCGCTGCTGTCGTAGTTTGCCGGGGTGCCCTTCTCCCATGCGTGCGCATGGTCAGCGCCATAGTTGTTGTTGCCGCGGGGCATAAAGCCGTTGGCGCGGCACCACAGCTGGATAGCTGCGTACATGGCATTGGTAGCCAGCGTCCAGCCCTCACCCTTGCTGCGGCTCTGGCTCACCGCAGTATCAAAGTTTACATTGACCGCCGGGGTCTGCATGGGCAGGCTGCAGGGCACGCCGTTCACCAGCGTATCGTGATACTTGCCGATGCAGAAGTAGGGCTTCTCCACGCCGTCCAGCTTGAATGCGGGCAGCACGGTATCATCACCCACGCCCACGTCCTTGTAGGTCAGCTTGTTGATGGGCACCACCACAGACGGCAGGCCGAACTTGTCCAGCAGGACGGTGTTCTTGCCGCCAGAGATACCCTCAATGGCAGCCTTGAAGTCAGCAAAATTAGTCATAGTTCTTTGCTCCTTTCACTTAGTCGATAGACCACAGGGTCAGCGTGCAGCGGGAAATGTCGAACTTCACAGGCACCTTCGTGGTCTGCTCCACTTCGCCATCGCCGCCCATGGCGGGCACCTTCTCCACCTTCTCGGTGTAAGCGCGGGCGGGAATGTCGATCTGTGCCGCATAGGACAGGTCATCGCTCTTGCCAATGGAGGTAGCCAGTGCGCCATCCCAGTTGCGCACAACGTCAATGTGCACAGGCTCGTCCTTCTCATACTTGGCGAGGTTCACCATGATCTCGTCATCGCCCAGGAACAGCTTGGTGCCCACCACTTCATAGTTCAGCTTGGTGCCTTCGTTTTTCTCGATCACCTGAATCATAACTTAATACCCTCCGTTCATGTGGTTATCGCGGCAGATCTCGCGGGTCTTTGCAGCGATCATCTCTGCCTGCTCCCGCTGTTCTGCGCTGATGTTGCCCCGGCAGCCGAAACTTTCCGCCACCTGGGCTTCGTATGCGATGCGTTCATCGCTTTTCACGATCACATTTGCCATAGTCTGCTCCTTACTCCCCGGTCGGGGCCACGCCGTCCTCATACTCCGGTGCGGGAATCATGCCGCCCTGGATCTCAACTTCCAGTGTCACTTCCTTGGCAACGCCGGTGTAAGCGATCTTGAAGCCGTTGAGCAGCTTGTCCGTGATGATGACGTTGCCCGCCGTACCAGCCGGGTCTCCGTCAATCGCCACGCCGTTGGGCATCACAGCAGAAACAACACGGGTTGCAATGATGTAATCGGTATTGTTGCGGGGCTGCTTCAGGGCGATGGTTTTCTTGCTGTTGTTTGCCGGATACTTTGCGCTGTTGTACAGGTAGATGGTGTGCATCTCGCCGGTCATGGCCTCGATATCCAGGCCGTGCTCTTTCAGCACACGGGTAGCCTCGGCCAGCAGCAGGCTGTTTTCCAGAATGCCGCCCTCCATGTTGTTGAAGTTTGCGGCGCTCTGGGAGGTGCCGGTTTTCAGCACCTCGCCGTCCACTCTCTCGTGGGTGATGGAACCGTCGGAATTGTTCGTTTCCTTGAAACGGTTCACGAACTGGGTCACTCTGTCCACCCAGTTTTTGAAATTGTACATAGGGTGTCCTCCTTATCCCTTTGCGTTCCTCTGGTCAGCGGTCTTGTCCGCGCTGTTGAAGTTCAGCGCAACACGCAGGAGTGCGCCTTCATCGTCAGCCTCGAACTCGACCTGCTCATTGCCTACCAGCGTCTTGGTGTACATGACCTGCTTGCTGGTGTCCAGCAGCGCAACCTCCGTCACGGTGCTGCCTGTGGAATCGCCGGGCGGGATCGTCATGAAGAACGCCAGACGGCCATCCTTCAAAGTCTCCACGCTGTCGATTGGCACCGTCTTGTAGGTGCTGCCCGCCTTATAGCGGCCAAGCGCCACGCGGACTTTGGTGTAGTCCTTGTACAGACCCAGAGCGTAACTTGTCATTGCCATAGTCTTTTCACCTCCCTTCATTACTGCACAAACGGCTCTTCGCCGCTGCGCTTGCCCTTGAACTTGGTAACAGTGACCTCAACGTCCACGTCGAGCACCGGTTCATCCAGTACCGCCGGGATGCTGCTGGCACAGGTTTCCGTGCCCGCCATCGCTACTTCCATGTTGTGCACCTCCGTTTCTGTCTCAACTGTCACATCCGTATCGTAGATACCGGCTGTCGTCGTCCTGTTCGGGACAGTGCCAGCCGTTTCAACTTTGTACCTGGCAGACTGCTGCTCCGCTTCCACCGTAATGTCGGCTTCGCCCAGCGCCGCCTTGGTCGTGTTCTTCGGCCATGTGCCCGCCTGCAGGCTTTCGCTGGTGTAGGGCGTTTCCAACATCGCCGCGGTGCTTTCCGTTTCCACGTTCAGATCTGCATCCATGATTCCGGCATGGGTCGTCCGGTACGGGATCGTGCCCGCCGTTTCCACCCGGAACGCATTTGCGCTTCCTTCCGTTTCCACTTCAAGTTCTCCATCTGCAATGCCCGCATGGGTCGTTGTTCTCGGCCATGTGCCGGCATACATCGTCTCACTTGCATAGGGCACCCGGTAGACCAGCGAGGAAAACTCGCACTCTATCTCAATCCCTGCCTGCACTTGCAGGTAAAGGCTGTCCAGATGGGCGGTCATTCGTTTGTAGATGTTCACGCTTCGCCGGATCTCCCGGCGCTTTACCGGAATGAGTGCTCCATCCACAGAGCAGATCACGCGGAAATGACCGGGTGTACCGCCGTAGTCGTACCACTGTTCTATCTCCGACCGGGGATAGATTGCGGATATTGCTTTCAGGGTCGCCCAGTCCGTGCCGTAGTAGCGCCGGACTTCCAGCGCCGTCTTGATGATGCTGCGCTTTGCTTCCAGCGGATAATTGGAATCGTACCAGTCCACCTTGAACTGCACGGCCAGCACATCCAGAATCTCTTCCGGTTGCGAATCTATCTGCGTGTAGATATGGATCAGCTCTGCCGCTTCCATTTCCCGCTGGTGCCGTTCGCGGTACACCTTATCCATGATGCGGACCCACGGTTCATCCGCAACCGCCGGGGGCAAGCCCTCAATCAGTCCGGTTCCCCACAGATCAGTCATCTTCGATACCTCCGTAGGTGATCTTTTTGCTGTTCAGCTTCGCCACCTGCGTTTCCGTCACCTTGGTGTCAACAGGCCCCGTCAGTTTCGGACGCTTTGCCCCGGCTTCCCGCACCCGCATGATAAGTTCCGCCGGGTCGATGTCTCTGCCGATCTTCCTCTGCCATGTTTCATACGCCTGCACCGCCTTTTCCACATTCTCCTGAATGGTCACGGCGTTCTTGGTATTGCTGGACGCAATGTAGTAGGTGAGGTTGATGTCATACGGCACTTCCTGCGGGGCATGGCAGAGCACCAGATCGCCCATCGGCTTCTTTACCGTGGTGAAATAGTCCTCCATGCCCCGGCATTCTTCCTCTGTCGGCAGCCGTCCTCCATCCATCAGGAAGTAGATGTGGATCGTGTATCCTTCCTCACAGATGATCTTTGTGCCAGACACATCGGTGCGCCAGCTTTCGGCGAAATACTCATAGGCATCCACCGGTCCCGCAATGGAGAAGATGGACGGGGCGTAGTGGATTCGTCTGGTGAAGGAATCGTCGCCCTCCGTATCCGTTCCGCCGGTGCTGGTTGATGTGTTCTGGGCGGAGGCAATGTAGGGAATGGGGTCAACCAGCGTGTTGATCTCTCCGGCAATAATGCCGTCACTCCCGCTGCCTGCCTCGTCCGCCAGCACCTCCACATCAACCGACATCTCGCCCGCCGGGATCTCCGCGTACTTCGTGGTCTTGAAATACTGCTTTTCCCCGGTGCGCACCTGCGTGCCCTCCGGGATGCTGGTTGCGCTGGTTCTCGCCGCAGACAGCGTAAACCGCACTACCGCCGTTGCCTTGCCCGCCTCCATGCGCTCCACGCCCACCATGGGTGCAAGGTTGTCCAGGTTCGGCCCGGTGCTTGTCGGCAGCAGCTCCGCTTTCAGACAAGCCGTGCTGTACTCTATCGTATGGTGAGAACGATAGGCCAGCACCAGCAGCACCATCCGCGCTTCTGCGCACTGTGCCAGCGATACTTCGCCGTTGTACAGTTCCATGTTGTATTTCTCAAACAAGGCTTTGCACTCGGCTGTCGCTTCTTCCAGGGTTTCCCCGCCATCAACGCTGATTTCGGGGATGTTTTCAAATTCTGCGATTTTAGACAAGTTCGTACACCACCTTCGGGGTCACTGCTCCGTGCAGCGCATCATCCTCCACCCAGTCCACACGCACCACCCGTGCCCGCGGCTCAAAGGCTGTGGTCTTTTCCGTGATCTCTGCCACATAAAGCCCCTTTGCCACCGCAAGCGGCTTGTCCAGGAACACGCCCGGATCTATGCCAAGCAAGCGGTCGCCTTCCAAGCTGCCCACAGGGGTGCAGTACAGCGTGCGGAGACAGCGTGCAACGTCCTGTGCTTCTTCCTGCGTCGCCCTGTCGTTGGACAGTTCAAGCATCGTACTGCTTATGTCGATCATGTGTACTCCTTTATGGTCAGGCTCACCATGCACTGCGTCAGCAGTCCATGTTTCAACACAACGTTCCAAGCTTCGCTTACATCGGTCACGCGGAAGCGGTTCTTGGAAACCGGCGCAAACCCGATAATCAGGTAATGCAGTTCTCCGCTTTCCACCATTTCTGCCAGCCGATTCTTCATCCTGCTTGGATTTACGCCAAGGCTGGAATCAAGCAGAATGTCGAATGTGTATTCCCGCAGCTTTGGGTTCAGGAACTCCGGCTTTGCTTTTCCTTTCAGCACTTCATGCTCGGCCCAGTTCGCACCGATTTTCCCTTTGAAGTTGGATGGGGTGAGCGTCCGCAGATGGCCTACGGAAAAAATCACATCGCCAAAAACTCCTACATACATTCCTGCACCTCCTTACAGCGGCGGAGTAGTCGGTTTTCCGAGGTTGCCGTTGTGCGTGTGCTTCACGAGCGACTTCCCGGAAACTGTCACATCCCCGCCGCCACCCGTGATATTCACCGTGGCCGCGCTGGCCGTCAGCGTCGTTGCGCTCAACTTCAACTCGCCAGATGCCTTGATCTCGATGCCCGCCGGGGAATCCACCTTCACGCTTCCGCTTTCGCTGATGGTCACGGTAGTGCCGCCAACCTTGACTTCCAGGCTCTTGGCTTTCAGGATCTTCTTCCCGTCCACAAAGTCCAGCAGTTCTTTCGCGTTTGCATCGAACTTCCGGTATGCCTTTCCATCCTCGTTGCTGTATTCCTTGCGGAATACCTTCTCCTTGCCCTCGACGGGTTTAATCTTCTCGTTCCAGATCGTGCCCAGAATCACAGCGTCCTCCGGGCTGTCGCCCGGATGCAGCACCACCACCAGATCGTCCACTTCCGGCATCCGATATTCCCGGTTTGAGAGCATCGGCACCATTTCCGTCACGGTATCGTCCCGGTCAGGGTACGTCACTTCACACAGACCATTTTCGTAGTCAATGGAACTTACATTTCCAAGCCGCACTTCGCTGCTCATGTGAAATCCCCCTTTTCCACTTTGCTGGCCTTGACCTGCGTTTTGTAACCGCCGGACGGCGAGAAGGTGTGTTCCATCTCGTCGATGAAGTATTTTCCCGCCATTTTGCCGTAGCCCACCAGATTGATGCACTGCGCCGATGCGCCCGCCGGGTAGCCCGGAATCGTGAAGCTGATGGTCGTTGCGCCGTGGTTGGCATTCTTGATGGCTGCCACCAGCTTTGCCTTCGCATCCGCTTCACTGTTCACCTTACTGGTGAGTTTAAGTTGACGTTCTTCTGTGCCCACCTTGACGTTGATGTTGATCTTTTTCTTTTTGTTGGTGTAGGTATACACGCCGCCCGTGTACGTCCCGGTCAGTTTGGTGTTCCACTTAAAACTACCCGGTTCGATGCATAGGGCATTCGGATTCAGCGGCTGTTCCTCTTCGTATACCGTCCAGGCCGCCGCTTTTTCCTTGTACTTTTCCCGGTCATACACCCACAGCTTCGATGCGTAGACCTTGATGACCAGGCCGTAATCTTTGCACAGGTCTTGCAAAAACGCACTGTCCGTAGCGTCCTGCTCCTTTGCATCAATGTCGTGGTCATCGCCTTCAAACTTCAGTTCCAGCTTGTACCGCCCTGCAATGGCTTCTGCAATTTTCTTCACGCTGGTTTTCTTCCATGTGAATGTACGGTTTCTCTCGCTGAAGCTGCTGTCGTTCGGTTTCGCCACGCCGCCCATAGTCAGCTTGTCCGGTGCACCGGAAAAGTCCAGGTCATCCAGCACGAACGCGCCGCACTCGGCGCTGTAATCGCGGTTGTAGTTTCCGATACCGCCGATTCCCCAGTTTTTGACTACGATGGTCGGATAGAGCTTTACGCCCTTCTCCGGCATCCATGCGTTCTTCCACTTGCTGTCGCGGGCATTGATGGTAATGCTCATGCTGTCGCTCTGGGATGCAGCCACATCCGTGTAATGGAAACTCTCCACATCATTCTCGATCCGGTCTGTAATATCGGTTTTTTCGTATTCCAGCCGAATCGCCGCCTCGCGGCCTTTGGGTCTCACTGCTGTCAGCACCATCACGCACCTGCTTTCCAGGGCGGCAGGTCGCCGCTCTTTTCTTCAGGCAGTTCAGGCGTTGACAGCACAGTGCCGGAATCGAACCGGACGATGTGGATCAGTTCAGGGTTGTTCTGCATCAGCCAGTCGGCTTTCAGCTCACTGCCGTACACGTTCAGCGCAATCAGGTCCCATGTGTCGCCGGACTTCGTTGTGTAATCAAGTGCCATAGTTCTTGCGCCTCGTTTCATGTTCGTACTGTTCCATATACTCGCAGAACTTCTCATATCTTTCATCCAGCAGTTCGCGGAGTTCGTCCGCGCTCATGCTGCCATAGACCGTGAAGTTCGGCGCATAAACGTAGGTGTTGCCGGAGCTGCTGGTGTAGGTGCGCTGGTAGCTTGTGCTCCCGCTTCCGCCAGAGCTGCCGGAGCTCCCGCCAGAGATGTTTCCGCCGCCGATGGACGGCAGTTCCACCACGTTCTGCCGGTACGCCTGCAGGTCTGCCAACATAGAAAGATCCTGCTCCGTCGTGCCCGCGCCGTAGACTGTTGGGAAGAAGTCTACGTTGCTCAGGTCGTAGTGGTCGGGGTTTGCGGCATATTCAAGCTGCGCTTTCTCTACGTCCGCTCCACGGATGAACTGGATGACCTTCTGAGCATTTTCATTTGCAAGGATGGTCTGGGCACCAGTGACCACCTTGCCGATTCCGGTATTCACGTTCTGGACGATCTTGCTCTGGTCGTCCGTCACGGCAGGAGCCTGCACGGCTGCCAGTGCTTCCAAGCCATCCACCGCATAGTTTGCAAACTCCGTTACGCGGCTGAACGCCACGCCAGCGTCAGAACCCAGCACCATGCCCGCCGCAACGGACGGGAACATAGTGCCAAAACTCTGTGCGATCTGGTTAAACCGCTGCTGCCTCTGTGCCTTGCGGAAGTCGATCAGATTGGTGCCTTCGTCCGTAAAGCCGCCATCGGCAAACATCTTCGGCTTTCTGCCGGGCAGTTCCAGCAGGTCGCCCAGGCCAACGCCCAGCATCTTGCCAGCCGTCAGCCATGTATCCACGTTCTTCTCCCGGACACCGCGCCGGAAGCTGATGACCGCTTCCGTACCAGCCTCGCCAGCGATGGACGGTCCATTCGTCATGCCGCCGTTGGCAAACGCCGGTACGGACACGGGCGAGAGGTTGAAGCCGAAAGACTTTCCGCCGATGACCGGGACGGGGATGCCGAACAGTGTTTCCGGGATTTTAAGCTGGATCTTGTTCAGCGCTCCGATGATGAAGTTGACCGCTTTCACACCAACGGTAGCTATCTGCTTCAAAAATCCGATAACGCCCAAGATCACGGGTTCTACCACCGGCAGCACCTTGCCCACAACGTCTACCGCCACCTTGATGGCATTGACCAGTGTAGTGCCCACCAGGCTTACCACCGTGGACAGCAGCGGCATGACCGCCGGGATGCCCTCGTTGACAACAAACCCGAATATCTCCGTCAGCACCGGCTTTATGTGGTTCGTTCCCAGATCCACGATCTGGGAGAACACACCGACAAAGGACTGGACCAGCGGCATTACCGTCTGGATAGCCGGGGTCATTGCGCCAAACACATCGCCCAGATTCAGCCCTCCGATGCTGAAACCGGATAGCTTTTCCTGAATGCTCTGCAAGCCCTCCGGTGTGGAGAGTTGCCCAAACACCTGTTTTGCCAGATCTCCGATGCCCGTGATTTTGCCGGTAAACTTGTCGAATACGGCAAGGCCGCCTTCACCAAATACCATGCCGACAATGTTGCGGACATCCTCAAAGTGATCTCCCAGTATGGAAACCACGGCAACCATCGTGCCCAGACTTGTAATAGCCGGTCCGAACATACCAAGTAACGACATAAAGCCGCCACCCAGCTTCGCAGCCACCGGGCCAACGGTAGAACCCAGCACGTTCAGCCCCGCACCAGCGAACTGACCAACGTTTTTGATCGTGCCGATTGCGCCGCCTGCCAGCTTTGTTGCGCCGCCGACCACCTTGTTTTTGGCGTTCGCCAGAATTGCCGGGCCTTTCGTCTGGCTAAAGATATACCCCATCTGCGCAAGAGCATCCTGGCCGTTCATGCCGGCCGTGCTGTTTGCCATCCGCCAGATCGTACGTCCAACGCCAGTGCCATTTGCAAAGTTCATTTTTGCAAGCAGCCCAACGCCAGCTTTTCCGGCATTTCCGAGCGCAGACTTTCCAAGCCCGCCCATCGTAGACAAGGTTGCTCCGCCAAAGGACTTCATGCCAGCAAAGATGCCGGGGAAGTTGATGCCCTGCGGCCCCGCTATGCCGGAAAGTATCTGCTTTGCAACGCCGCCTGCCTTTACGAATCCGCTGCCGATGGCCGTGTTGCCCAGTGCGCTTATAGCGCTACCGACGCCTGTAACATACTTTCCGGGGGCGGAGTTTTTCAGCAGACCGAGTACGCCGCCGTTCGTGCTGGCTTCCAGAACGTCATTTACAAAGCCGGTCTGCCCCTTCTTGGTTCCGCTGCGCAGTCCCTTGAAGTTCTTCATTGTTGCCCAGATGCCCACGCCAGCGCCGTCCAACGTCTGCCCGATCTTGCCCAGGCGCGTTGCTGGCTGCTGTGCTCCGATGCCAGCCATCTGTGCACCGTACTTTGCATTTTCTGCGAACATCCCGGCATTCGACCCAGCAAACGCCGCGCCGCTCACAGTTTTCTGGATCAGGCTTGTGGGGGTCAATGCACCCAGCAGGTTTCTGACCGTGATGCCGCCGAAAGTTCCGCCGGGCGCTCCACTCGGCTTTCCTCCGATCACAACATTGCCCACCGCGGACAACAGCGTGCTTCCTGCGCTGTACGCCGCAGGTGCAAGGCTCATGGCTCCCAGCGCCGCAACAATGGCCGTAATGGCTCCTGCCACTTCCGGCCCATGCTCTGCTGTGTAGTCGATGCCTTTCTGTATCCACGGCAGCGCCGTCTTTGCGGCGTTCCCGATTCCGTTCACTGCATTGCGCAGCAGCGGCAGTACCGACGTTACCAGGTTGGACAAGTCCGGCAGGCTTTCGTCAATTTCCTTGTAGAAGTCCAGCTGGATCCGGGTCAATTCCTTTTGGGCAGGCAAGAAAGCCTCACCAACGTCCTGCATCAGAACCGTTCTGGCATTGGTGCGCATGATGTCAAGACTTTCCTGCGTCCCGCTGTTGATAGCAAACTCACGCTCCATACTGTTTTTGTAGTTGTCGTAGTTTGCATCGCTCACTTCAGAAAGCGTTTTTTCCAGCAGGTCAAGATTATTCGTAACCTTCGCTGCGCCTTCCACCGCCCACTGGTTAAACAGAACGTTCAGTGTGGCCAGCTTCTTTTCGTCCGGCAGCTGATTGATAGCCGCAAAGACTTTCTGCAGCGTCCCTGTTCCGTCCTCCTGCATCGACTTTGCCACACCAGATGCCGAGAATCCCAGCGTTGCCCACATCTCCTTTTGGGCCTTGGTTGCGCTATCGCCCTTTGAGATGTTGGTGTAGATTCTGGAAATCGTAGTACCAGTGCGTTCCGTGTCAACACCGGTAGCCTGCATTGCCGTAGCAATGGCTGCTGTAGTCGATGGATCCACACCGGCCAGCTGGCCAACAGAAGCCGATTTGTTCACGCTGGATGCGATTTCTGCGGCGGTCGTCGCATTGTTTGCACCCAGGTAGTTGATCTGGTTCATCAGGCGCATAACGTCATCGTGGCTGTAATTGACCTTGTTGCCGTTCTCGTCCTTTTTTGTGAACGAAACCTCCCACTTGGCCATATAGTCACCGGCCGTCCGGTCTTCCAGATCCATAGCCGTAGCAGCCACAGCTGTGTCGCGCAGGATGCCGCTTGTGGTCTGTTCGTCAACGTCCTTACCAGACTGACCCAGAGCCGCGCTCATGGTGGAAAGTTGTTCCGTGGTTCTCGGAATCTCCATGCTAAGCCGCTGGATGTAGTTCTCCATATCGGCATAGTTTTGCGCATAGGTCTTTCCATTTTCGGACATCTGGTCGGACGCTTTGCCCGAACTGTCTGCAAGACCGTCCACATAACGCATGACCGGTGCCATCTGTGCTTCCAGCTTTACAGCCTCGTTTGTGGTTTTCTGAATGCCTGCGGCAACAGCACCCGTCAGCGTTGCGCCAAGTGCAAGACCAGCTTTGCCGACCACGCCCAGCACATTTGTGACCGTGGATGCCAAGGAGTTTACGCCTCGCATCTCTCCCGCCAACGAACCAGTCAGACCCTTCACCTGACTTATGGTTTTCGCCAGGGATGGATCCACTTTGCCCATGATGCGGATGCTAAGATCTAATGCTCCATTTCCCGCCATACGTCCGACACCTCGTTACACAGATTTACCAGTTCCCGCCGTGGCAGGTGCAGCAAATCGGTCATGTTGGAGTGCGTGGCAATGGACAGCTGGATAGCCGCTTTCCTAAGTCCTTTCGCCCCGCCCTTTACTCGAAAAAATCAGCGTCCACAGCGTCGCGCAGCTTTACCGCCTCGCACAGCGGCAGGCCAGCAAAGAAATCCACCGGATAGCCGGTGCCCATGCTGGCGATGATGCAGCAGTACAGGTAATTGCGGCCAGTGTTCACCGTGTTAAAACCAGCAGCCACCAGACGGTTTTCCGTCGTCGATTCACTCATGGTGTTCAGTTCGCCCACGCCGGACAGGTCGATGCCTTCAAAGGTCTGGCCTTTCAGTTCGTCTTTCTCGTTGCCCTCGTAGGTGTAGGGCGCGGCGAATTTCAAGGCATGAGATTTCAGCTGTGCCTTGACTTCATCGGCCTTCTGGCTGTTGTCCATCGCCTTCAGCACTGCGGTCTGCACCAGTTTGATCTTGCCGCGGGGCATGAGTTTGAAAAACTCCACAGGCTTGCCGGTTGCCTTGACGGCCATTTCCTGCGCAAAAGAGGTGGTAGCCTCCATTGCGGCCAGAGCAGCCAGTTCACCGGAAAGTTTCTTCTGCACATCAACAAGATCCTGCACGGTCATCTTCGCCATGCCGGACAGATCCAGACTGTCGTACTCCTTGCCCTCAAACTTGTAGGGCTTGTCGAACTTCACGATATTCTCCATCTTTGTTTCCTTTCGCGTTAAAAAGAATCAGCCGCCCCACCCTTGGGACGGCCGACTTCATCATGTATCAGGCTTTAGATCAGGGCGTTGATCTCGGCACGCATATCCTCGCCATCCACATAGTAGCGGCCCGCAAACTTATCAATGTCGATGACGGTCTGGCCGTCAACCTCCATCAGGTAGCGGGTCACTTCCAGCGTGGTGCTGCTGCTCATGGTGTCGGCGCGCTTCAGCTTGCCGGGATCCAGCTCCTTGGGGCGACCGCCCAGGACGACGCGCAGACCCTTGTAGGTGTAGCCGCCGTTCTTGTTGTCGTTCTGCATAGCAGCACGCAGGGTGATCTGGATGTTCTTGTTGGGGTTCATCATCTTGGTGGCGTAGCTGTACATGGTGTTCCAGTTCAGCGTAGCCTCCATGCTCTCAAACTGGCCGGGTACGGGAGAATCCACATCGCCCGCAATGCCCATGCCGTTCACGGTCGTGGTCTTGTTCTTGATCTTGGGCAGGGTAACTTCATCTGCCAGACCGATCAGAAGATCATCCTCGGTGTAGGCGTTGTAGTCATTGATGACCTGGGGAACCAGATCACTGGAAATATTCAGAGCCATCGTTCATCCTCCTTGACTTTACAGAGACAGGGCAGAAGCCAGTGCGCCGGCCTCGTACTCCATGGTGTTGTTGATCTGCTTGAACGGCGGGAAGGGAGTGCAATACTGGTAGAAGCTGTAATGGCCTGCCACCAGTTCTGCGGCGGTGTTGCGGTCAGGGTCCGCCTTCATGCTGTAGCTGGCGCAGACCTCGGTAGAAACATACACGCTGCCTTTCATGTTCTCGCTGTCGATGATGGACTGCAGGCGCTTCTTGTTCATGGGCTCGTCCAGCTTGCTCTGGTTGCTCAGAACAAACTGCGTCCAGGTATGGTTGAAGAAGCGGCGGACGCAGAGGAAAGCGTCCTTCGAGTCAGTGTTCTTCGGGTAGCAGCAGGTCTCATTGCCCCAGACCACAAAGTCGCCGGAGCGGATGAAGGTTGCCACGCCCTGCTCATTCAGAACGTTGCCCTGCTCCTGATCCATCAGCACTTCCGTGCCATCTTCCAGACAGGCTGCGGAGATTGGCACACTCACGTTGGACGGGCTGGCGTTCGGGCAGTCGTTGTACAGACTGTCGTTGTACACGGTGGCCGCTGCCGCCAGAGCACTGCCGCTGTAAATCGCGGTGCCGATCTTGCCGTACAGCCACAGGGCGTATGCCTCGCGGGAGGTAGCGCCCTGCTTCACCTTCTGCCCGGCCACATCGGTGTACTTCTTTGCGCCGGTGGCGCTGCTGTCGATGTCGATGTAGCAGACCGCATCGAATACGCCATTGATCTTGCGGCACTTGGCCTGCATGGCAGCGCACACCAGAGGATCCTTGGAGAAGCGGGGTGCCAGAATGATGCCGGGCGCCATGCCCAGCTTCGGGAACACCTGACGAACGACTTCCAGACCGGTTTCCGCGCCAGTGGAAGCGCTCACGCCGCCGACAATATCGGCCGCCGTCACCTTGGTGGGGTCCAGAATGGAACCAGTCACGGTCAGCGTGGTAGCGCCATCGCCCTTACCACCAGTAACCAGCGCAATGTTCACGGTGCCGTCATCGTTGAAGCTGGCGGTGTAGTCCTCATTTGCCACCAGTGCAGTGGTTTCCTTCTTCACCACCAGAGCTCCCAGCAGGATGCCGGTTTCCTCGATCTTGGCGACGCCATCATTCACCTGCACGCTCTTGGTTTTCATCTCCGTGGTGTGCTTTGCAGGGTCCAGAACGTTAATCAGGACGACGGGAGCAACGCCCATCACCTGAAAGCTGGCGCTGATTGCATCGCACAGGGTATACTTTGCGAAATCGTCAGAGTAGCCGACTGCGGCGGCCGCCTCTTTGAAGGTATTCGCCAGCAACGGAGTGTTTACCGCTGCTGCAGGGTCAGCCAGCAGGTTGACCGGGGCGGTGCCCACGATGACCTGAAGGCCAGAGTTGACCGATACCGGCGCGGAAACGCTGGTTGCGGCCTCGGTTTTGTTAAAACCATGAGAAATAGCCATTTGTCATATCCTCCTTACTTCATCAGGTCGGCGGCCTTCTTGTAGAGAATGTTCTCTCTGGTGCCGTCCTGTTCGATCTTCACGCGCATTTCTGCGAGCTTGTCCAGCGGAACGATCAGCGCCTTCAGGAACGGCACCTGCTCCACTTTTTCTTTCAGCTTTTCGGGCAGGCCATCCACGAATACGGTGTACTGCGGGGCAATGCCCTTGACGGTCGGCCCACAGTACGCCGCAGCGCCGGTGGTTTCCGTCACAGGCTGCGCTTCCTTCGCAGCCTCGGTTTTCTTTTCGGTCTTTTCGATGCTCATATCAAAGCCTCCACTTCTTCGTTTTTCAGGGTGTTGGGTGTTTCGCAGATCAGGTTGACGATGCCCCAGTAGTAGAAGTCCATGTCATCATCCGAAAGATCCCATTTGCGGGGATATCCCACTTTGAAAGCCTCGCCAAACACAGGCTTCCGCTTGAAGTGCTGCATGATGGCTTCGATGATGTTTCCGGTGTCCTCATATCCCTGCCGGTCCGTTTCCGGGTCATAACAGCAGATGATAAGCTGCAAAAGGACCAATTGCGGATCCTTTTCGTTCACCACCTCGCCGCTCGTTCTTGATACGATGATGCACGGGAAGTTGGATCTATTGGTATCCACATCGTCGTCATCATCGGTCGGGGACGGAATAAACTGCTTGAAGATCTTCAGCGACTTTTCGCTCTCCTGTCCCTTGAACTTCATATCCCGGAACAGTTCCTTCAGCTCGTCAATCATGGCCTGCTGGCACATTTCGCTGGTATAGCCGGTGATTTTTTCGGCCATATCAGATCACACCCTTTCGTTTTGCACTGGCGATCAGTTGCCGGACGCGCCGTTCGGTGTTGTCCTGCAGCATCTGTTCTACGGTCTGTTCCTGCATCTCCCACACTGTATGGTGCATTGCAGAGCCGGAAGGGCTGGACAGTGTTGCCAGCTTCTCGTTCGGCTTCCAGCGTTTCTTGCCGCTCTCCGTGTAGTCCTTATCCGCAGGTACTCCGAGTTGACGTTGTACCATGCCGATGTGCTTCGACTTGAACTGTACCAAGAAGCCCTTGCTCTTATCGCTGGTGCCGCCCAGAGCAATCATCGGACTGCCTTTCAGGACGCGCGCCCGAAAAACGGGCGGCGCATTGCGGACAGACGGACCCATGAAGGGCTTTGTGGGGCTGGTTCTGAAATGGCCCAGGTCTGCCCGGAATGCACCGGGGTCGTTCTTCATAATAGCAAGGATAGCGGTAGGCCGCCGGTTGGTGGCCTTCTGGCGCTGGCGCAGATCTTCGATCATGCGTCTACCCGCCGCGTTCAGGTCGTAGCGCTTCTTCACTTCGGTCAGCATCAGCTTGCGCGTCTGCCGCGCCGTGGTGTTTACGGCCACCTTCAACGCCGCCGGGGTTTTGTTTCCCAGTACGCCAAGAGCGCGGGTCACTTCCGCGTCATCAACGGAGACCGTCAGGTTGGAAGCGTCATAGTTGGTATGGAAGTATGCCAACTTACCTCACCCTTTCCAGTTCCATGCGATACATACCCGCTTTCAGGGAGCAGGATTTGATGTTGTAGATCCGTTTCTTGTCCAAGGTGATCTGCTTGCCGCTCTTCGGCATAGGGCCGTAGTCCTTCTGCTTCACAAAAAGCAGCAGGTCGGCCTTGTACATACCTTGGTCAAAGGATTGCTTTGCTCCGCCCTCCCAGTGCGCCGGACGTTCGAGTACGCCGGGGTGCTGCGTGATGCAGAGCATCAGCTTATCATCTATGTACCGTTCTTCCGCAAACTCATTCGGGTTGAAGATTACGTTCTGCACATCCTGTGCAACGCAGTCTTTGAACGTAGGAAACGGCTTCGGAGTGTCCGGCGTGCCGTAGTTCTGGTCAACGTCCAGCATATCCGCGCTCCTTCCCGTATCAGCAGACGGTAGCAACCAGCCAGCTGTCCACCTTGTCGGGGATGGTCAGCGGGCTGGTCTGCAGCTCAAGGATCATGCGGTCAGGACCATGCTTCACATAGGTGCGCAGCAGGCGGTTGGTCTGAGCGGTGATAGTGCGCTTGCTGTCATCGATGTAGGAAGTCAGGCCGTAAGCACGCATGAAGTTCGGGTTGGAGGGCAGCAGAGCAATCTTATTGTCATCCACCAGCCGCTTGGTAACGGGCGCAGAAGGATCGGTCCAGTCGTCCAGATAAACCTCACCGTAGGTGTAGATGTCCAGACTAGGCTTGCTCAGGTGGCCGATATAGCGTGCGCCGTTGGGCAGATCCTTGGGGTTGATGATGCCCAGTTCGATGCGGCGGTTGTCCAGCATATTCTGCACGTTGGTGTCGGCCAGGAAGTTGCGCAGAGCGGTCTTGCCCATGACAACATGATCCACGTTGGCAAATCCATTTTCCAGCACCTGATCCACCCAGTCCTCCAGGTCATCCAGAGGCTTAGCGGCAGATGCGCCCCATTTCTTCGTACCTTCCAGCTCCACCTTGTTGGTGAAACCGAAGTCGATTACCTTGTTCACGCCGGGGCCGACGACAGGAATCTGGCCGTCCATGATGGTGCGCACCGCCATCCACTCCTCGCGGCGGGTTGCAGCATCGTTCAGACGCTGGTAGTCCTCGATCAGCTGCTTGGCGGCGCGTTCTTCGGGGGTCATGCCGGAATACAGATCCTCGCCGGGCATACGCTCCAAAGCATCGTTTGCGGTGGTGACAGTCATAGGGTTAATCAGGGGCGGAGTAAAACTCTCAGTCTGGTAGCCCTCATTCTTGAGCACCTGACCGCCGACCAGAGGATGCACGAAGGAAGCCATGCGGCGGTCGCCCTTCACCACGTCGATGTCCACGCTCTTGGTGGCAAAGGTCTTGACGTTGGTGAAATAGTTGTCCAGGAAGAAAGTGCGTACCGGGGGAGTGGTGCGCACGACCTCGGCCAGATACCGAGGCTCATAGATACTGATTTCGTTAGCCATAGTTGTTGTTACCTCCTACTCACTTCAGGAAGATGCCCAGATTGCGCAGAGCAACTTCAACGTCTGCTGCTTTTACGCCCTCAGGCAGTGCCAGACCGTCGGCGAAAAACTCACCCGTCAGATAGATGGGCACTTCCTCGTCTGCTGCTGCGCTGTCTGCGGTGATGCCGTACAGCCCAGTAACGGACAGCGGATTACTACCGTCCACCTTGGCGATGGGCTTCACTTTGCCATCGGCCAGCAGCACCGGGGCGTGTGCCTCAACTGCTGCGCTGGCTTTTTTGGTGGCCTTTGCGATACCGATGTCCGTGCCAGCAATAAAATACTCCGGGGCGGTGGAATAGGTCTTTCTTTCCAGATCCATGCTCATAACCTTGTCCTCCTTACTTCACGCCGTTCATCTTGCGGATTGCGTTCATCAGGCCCTTTTCCTGCGCCTTCTCCGGCTCCGGGTTTGCGGGCGGCGGATTGGTGATGCTGTTCGCGCCGGAAGTCTGGGCGTTGGCCTTTGCCTTGTCCAGATAATCCTTGCTCTGCTTCTGCTGCTTTGCCTTCATACTGGCAATGACGGCCTTCGCAAAGGATGCGGAATCAATGGGCTTCACAAACTTCGCCTCATTTGCTTCATCCTCCGCGCCGGGCAGAGTGGCGTTTTCGATCTCCTGAATGCGGGTGCGCTCGGCATTGATAGCCTCGGCCTCGATCTTGGCTACCATATCCGGGCACGCCTTGCGGAGATCGTCCACGGTCTTGATGTCCTTAATGTCCATGTCTGTTACCTCCCCATGGGTTTTGTTCCCCGACTGATCCGCCGGGGGTGTATTTTCAGGCTGGGCCGTGGTCTTGTCCACCACCCGGCTTCTGACAAAGTTCGGTGCTTTGTTGAACGGGGTGTTCATGCTGATGCTGTTGACGAACAGGATGCCGTTGCGGTTCTCCACAACAGAATCGTCCGCTTCGTCGTCCACCTCGTCCACAAAGCCCTTTTCCTTGGCTTCCGTTGCCGTCCACCAGTTCGTTTCATCCATCCACTTGGCGCATTCTTCCTCGGTCTTACCGGACTTCTTGGCATACAGAGTGATGATGCTGCTGCGGATGGTTTCCAGCGCTTTCAGGCAGTTGTTGAGATCTTCTGCGGTCAGGTAATCGCAGACGCCCATGCTGACCGGATGCACCATGTAGCTGCCGTCCGCCGCCGCCACCACCTTGTCTGCGTGGCAGGCAACAATGGTTGCCGCGCTGGCGCACAGGCCGTCGATGTGGGCGGTCACAGTGGCTGCGTTGCGTTCCAGCATATTGCCGATTGCCTGCGCCGCAAACACATCACCTCCACCGGAGTTGATGTACACGGTGATCTCCTTCACATCGCCCAGGGCGGCAAGGTCATCCGCAAACCGTTTCGGGGTCGCGGCATCTTCCCACCAGCTGCGCTCGGAAATATCGCCGTAAAGCAACAGTTCCGCTTTCTGGTCATCACCGGCCAGATTGCGGAACTGCCAAAACTTATCATTTGTCATCTTCTGGTTCGTCTTGGAATTGGGTTTGCTCATTTAGCCCTGCCTCCTTCATTTTTTCCATTTCGCTCTTGCGCTGCCGAACGTTTGCCCGCCAGCTTCCGCCGGTCATCTGTGCAGTTTCCTGCTCATTGGTGCTGATGCCCTGCTGAACGCGCAGAATCGCCGCCTCGATCTCTTTCTTGGCATCCAGATTGGTGCGCGCAGGACCGTTCCATGTGCAGCCCATGTAAGCTTTCGCCACAGCCGGGTCGTCAAAGAAGCCGGGTGCATTGATGCGCCCACGGGCTACTGCCTCGGCAAACCACTTCTCGTAGGCAGGCTGGCAGAAGTCCGCCGCAAAGCTATCCCGCAGCACACCGCAGGTGCGCCAGAACTCGTTCAGTGCGCCGCGGCTTGCAGAGTAGTTGGAACTGAATTTCTTGTAAAGCACCTCACTGGGGATCTCTACGCCGGTCGCTACCTGATTGGACATGGCCGTCATGAAGCCGTCGTAGGTTGTGGTCGGGTGCTTCGGGTCGAATACGCTCGTATCCTCTCCCGGTGCAAGGTCGAACACCGCACTCGGCGCAAGGTCGATACCCAGTTCATCGGGCGGGGTGTTCGGGTCCTCCGCCTTATCTGCCGGTTCCTCGCCGAACGGTGCCTGACTGGTCGGGTTTTCATGCTTGATAAACAGCGTGATAGACGATGCCACGATAGCCGCCGCCAGCTCTGCTTCTGTGTATCTGCCCATCTGTTTCAGCGTGGGCAGCACCGGGGCCAGCAAGGGCACGCCACGCCGCTGCCCGGCACGCTCCCTCTGTGTTACGCACAGGATGTTCGGTTCTCCCGTTTCGGGGTCGCGGGCTTCTACCCGCGTCCATGTCAGCGGCACCGTGCTGTCGTAAGCCAGCGGATGCCGACTTGCTATCCAGTACGCCACCACCGCACCGTCCCGGTTCGTTTCCACACCCTGCACGATCTGGAACACATCATGCCCGTCTATCTTGCAGGGTGCCATTATGTCCGTGCGGTCAGGGCTGCAAATCAGATCAGCCTCGATCAGGCGCAGCCGCAGAGCATACGGCCAGTGCGGATGTTCGCTGAACTGCACCACCGCAAACACGTCGCCGTTCATCAGGAAACTGGCGAACGCCAGCGTCTGCAGCCGCCAGAAGTTATCCATGCCAGCAGCATCGCAAAGGGTGCTGTCTGCCCAAAGTTCAAATTCGCGGGAGATCTGCGCCTGCAATCTGTCTGCCTGTTCCTCGTTCAAGTGCAGATAGTCCGCATCCACCTGCGGGGTCGGCACAAGGCCGCTGCCCACCACGTTGGTGCGCAGGGTCTTGATGGCACCCGTTGCCAGAGGGATGCCCATATAAGCATCCCGGCTCCGTTTGCGTAGAATATCAAGATTATCTTCGATATCCTCTTTTGCGCTGCCGCCGCCAACGTGCCAGCTGCGCATAGCGCGGGAAATGCGGCTTGCTCCGTAGTTTCCGTAGCCGGTGCCGTTGTTCATGACGGACAGTGCGGCGCGTGCCACAGCGCGGCGATACCCTTTTTCAGGGCTGATTGCCGCAATGGCCTTATCCAGAATATTTGCCATGTAGTCCACCGTCCTTACACATCATGCGGCGAGAAGTGGTAGATTCGGTTTCTGCCCCGGCCTTTTTCTTCTGCTTCCGCTTCGGCTACTTTCTTTTCCCAGAAGATAATGCTCTCTCGGATCTGTTTCAGGCTGGCGCGGGTCAGCATCATCTGCTCGATCTGGTAGCTTTGCCCCGTCGAAACGGCAGCTTCCGCTTCCAGCCACATATCAAGGTGCCGCTGTGCATCTTCTTTTGAAATGATCGGCATTGTTTAGATACCTCCTGATCTTCTTCTGCGGTACTGGCGCGGTGCGGTCTGGCGGGGCGCTTCCTCGCCGGGGATCTCCAAACCGGAGGGATTGCTGATCTCCAGCGCCGCCGTTGCGTAGTTTCTAATGTCAAACGCTTCGTTACGTTTCTGTGCCGGGTCTTTCAGTTCCCACCGCTCCACCTTGCGTCCAGACTTCCAGCGTGTGACCTTGTGTTCCGCAGTAAGCATCTTGAAATAGTTTTCGTCATACCCGGCATCCTCTGCCGCCGGGAAGTGGCAGTAGTTCGGGCCTTTGATAAGCACCTTCAGCCGGGCAAGCACATGGTTTTTGCCGGTATCAACGCCCAGCGTGAACAGCTCACCGCCCACGCGGTTGTTCTTCGTGGGGTTTCGCAGGTAGGGTACGTCCATACCGCCACGGCCTTTGATAGGCCAGATGTGCCGTTCCTCGCGCTCTTTGCAGAAGCGGATGACCTGATCCGGGAAGTGGCCGCCGCTGTCCATGCAGACGCACCGCAGAGACAGTTCCGTGCCGTCCTTCTTTTTCCAAGTCTTTGATAGGAAATCGTCCAGATCTGCCCAGACCTGCCCACGTTTCAGGTCGCCGTAGATGCGCTGATACCGGATGCCCCAGCTTTCCTTGCCGATGCCCCAGCCCACGACTTCCGCCTCAAAGCGGTTGTCCTGCGTATCGACACCGGCCGTCAGGTACACCACGCCGTCCGGCACCTCAGCCTCGTAGAACTCGCGGCGATCCAGCAGGTTGTTTGCCTCCACCGTTTCGCCCGGTTCTTCCCACGGCAAGCCAAGGTCAGTGTTCACAAACACCTGCATCTTTTCATAGTCGCCGCGCTTCGCGTCCATATCCGCCGCTATGAAGTCCTCCACGATCCTGTCCCATCCGCAAAGGGTAGAACCCATCTTGTTCATGTGGAAGCCTCTCACGGGGCGCTCTGGGTGCTCTGCGTGCCATTTGCCTTTTAGGCTGTTCTTCTTCCAGCGGTATTCATTGTCCAGACAGCCGCACTCGGCGCAGCGGTACTGTGCACCGCCCGCTTTCCAGTTGTCCTTGTCGAATACCATGTTGTCCCACACAAAGGGTTGATAAAAGCCGCAGTTCGGGCAAGGCACCGTCCACTCTTCTTGTGTGGAGGCGTTGAACTCGTCCAAAATGCGGCTATTGTTTTTGGTGGTTGGGGTGGATACCAGCACCGTCTTGTAATCCCAGTAGGTCGTTTGGCGCTGCTCGGCCAGCATGACCGGGTCGCCCTCTTTGCCGGCGCTTGCCTTGTAAGCGTCCACCTCGTCCGCCAGCAGCACCTTGATGGGGCGGCCGCGGAGGTCTGTCGGGGCATTTGCGCCAACAATGGTCAACTGTCCCCCGGCAAAGTTTTTCTTCATGATCGTGTTACCGGAATAGCGGCTCTTGTTGTCCACAAGGCCACGGAGCACCGGCGTGTCCCGGATCATGGTCGCCAAGCGGTCTTTGCTGAAGCTTTCGCCCAGATTCACCGTAGGCTGCACGATCATGATGGGGGCGGGGTAGTAACTCATGTAATACCCGATGGTGTTCAGGATCAGGCCGTCCGTCTTGCCGGACTGGGCGCACATCATGGCTACCACCTTGCGGATATGCACATCTCCGATAGCGTTCATGATCTCCCGCTGGAACGGCGCATTGTCCGTGTTCCAGCGCCCTTTCGCCGCAGAGGCTTCCGCCGACAAGCGCCGGTAGTTGTCCGCCCACTGGCTAAGGGTCAGGTTCGGGGGCGGTTTCAGCGCTCCCAGTGCCCGGCTGAACATCTCCGCTGTCTGCGGTTCCAGGTGGATCATTGCCATGTTCGCTGCCGCCTTTCTTGACGCAGCTCTTGAATAGACAGAACTGCTGGATCTCATTCAGCCGGGTGCCCCAGACGCAGTGCCGACACTTATTCTTCCTGCTCATCTTCGGATTCCTCCTCCGGTGCTGCCAGCGCGATTTCCGGGTCGCTCAGTTCCACAAGCGCTTCCTGTACGGCTTTTTGCAGAATATCGTGCGCTTCCGCCGGGTCGGTCAGCTGCGCCATGGTGCTTGCGTACTTGGTCGGGATGGTTTCCAGCCGGTTCTTGAAGTTGGCAAAGATGGTTTTGAGGGCGCGTTCTACTTCCTCGGTGCGGTGCAAGTCGCCCTGGGCTTCTTCCATCCGCATTTTCTCGATCTTGCCGCGGGTTTCCTCCCGCTCGGCGCGGGCAGCCACAAGGCGGGCTTGGCCGTCTTTGCCGCCGGTCTTGAAGTCCAGGTACTGCCGGACGCAGACCTTCATATCAAAGACACCGGGGCGGACTTCGGACAATATGCCCTGATCCCGCAGGTTTCGCACCTGCCGGTCAGTGATGCCCAGCCATTCGCCGACAGCCTTACTCGTATACAGGGGCATCCTCGTCACCGTCCTTGTCGGGTATCTCTCCGGTTGCCCGGATCCGCAGCAGTTCAAGCCGCTGCTGTTCGGTTTCCAGATGCAGCTTGTCCATCTCGTTCTTCTGCATCTGGGCAGCCGCCGACAGGATGCGCCCATGGATCTTGTTCAACGCTTCCTGCAACTGCAAGATGCGCTGCGCCGGGGTCTCCTTCTGGTACATACCGATCCGCTGATTTGCGCCGTCTCGCTTCCGCTTGCCCCGTCCGCCGGGTACGCGCATATCGGTGACGCTGGACGTTATCAGCTGGTCAGGCGGCAGCTGCTGGTATTCCTTGATCTTGTCCAGAATGTACTTTTCCCGGAGCAGCAGTACACCGATCTCGTGGGAGGTCAGGTCGGTGCTGTTCCGGGGTGCGTCCTCTACGATCCGTTTTTCTTCCTCGGTCAGCTTGTCAAAGAAGATGGTGGAGTATGCCCCGTCCTTTTCTGCGTTCAGGTTGCCCACCGGTGCCCCGCCGCCGGGGTTGCCCACGGCGTTTTTGTTTCCCGGTTGACCGCCGGGCTTCCGGGGTGCGGGCTGTTCCCACCCGTCCTTTGCTTTCCAGCGGCGGACTGTATCGTATTTAAGATGGAGATCATCCGCCAGCTGCCGGAGATTCACTTCTCCGTCCTTCTCCATCCGGGCAATGTACTCAGCGCGGGCGGCATCGCGCTCATCGCTTCGCCTTGCCATTTCGTTTTCCTCCAATAAAAAATGCCCCGCCTGGCAGATCGCCCAGACAGAGCATTCAGTATCGCCGCCGGTCCAGCGGCTTTTCTTCGGGTCGCTTACAGATTGTAAGCAGCAGGGTATGAAAAAGACCCCTCGGCGCTTCCGCCATGGGGTCTCTCGCATAATTCCACTGTACCAATTATACCACCAAAACCGTCTTAAAACGTCTTATCTTTCGCCGGTACGGGCTTTCAAATGTAAACAGTTTATGACATAGCACCATTTTGCCGCCCTCGGCAAGATGGTCTTGCCCGATTTTGTTGACCTCAACAAGATCGCCGCCGGGGTGTTATGGTATGCACCATCTCGGTGGCGTCACCGCCATGGTGCGCAGCCCTGAAATTTTTGAACCCGTCACCCTTTTTTGGCGGCCGGAGGGCGGAACCCCTTCAAAAATTTTTGCACCTAGAAATATTTTGGGGCTTTCGAACCCGCACTGCGGCCGCCGGCGGGGGTCAGTACCTTACCGGCGGCGGGGGTCATCGGGGCGGCCGCCGGTGGCGGGCGGCGGGGCTGTGGCTGATCCGGCAGGGCGGCGGCAGCGCCCAGGGCGTGCCGAGGGACGGCAGCAGGGCGGCGAGGCGGAGAAGGAAGGGGGCAGGGGGATAGATAAGGCAGCTATATCCTAGCTATCGGCTATACTGCAAAGGCCATATGCCGGTCAGGTAAAGAATCTGACCCCTCCGGCGGCGGGCTGCGGTGGGTGGTTTTTGGCTGTTGGCGGGGTGATCTGCTGCGGCAGGTGGGCGGCAGGGCTGGCGGGGTGCGGTGTCGGTAGGTGTTGGCGGTGGGCTGCTGGCTGCTGTGAGGTCTGGCAGGGTGTGCAGGCTGTGCAGCTTGTGGGCTGCGGGGTCATCGGTGCGGCGCTGGCGGTGCTGTTGGTGTCGGTCTGCTTCTGGCTGGCGGTGCTGGTGGGCGGGGTGATCTGCTGCGGCGGCGGGGTGCTGGTGGGGTCATCGACCGGGCCGGGCCGTCACTGATCCGCACCGATCCGGCAGGCGATCCGGTGCAAAGGGCAGGCAGCAGGGCCAGCGGCGGGAAGATGGGCAAAAGAAAAAGGCCAGGGCAGACGGCGCGGCGTGCGCTGCTGCTCTGGCCTTTGGTCTGCACTGGCGGCAATGGTTCCGGCGGGGTGCGTCCCGGTGCCGGTGGTGGGGCTGATCTGCTGGCGGTGCCGGTGGGCATGGTCAGCGCTGGCACCGTTCCCGCTGGCGGCGTTCCAGCGTCACGGCTGGCGCTGGCGGTGCTCCATCCGGGTCAATTTTGCCGTTTGCCGGAGGGGTCAGATTCTCCACCTAACGGGAGTGAGAAGCAGGTGTAGGGCTTTAACCTAGTAGGCTAGAACTCTCCCCAGTAACCCCCTATAGTCCCCCTTCTTACCCGGATTCCACCGGGTCGATCTCTAGCGGCTTCCCTTCCCGCTCCATTCTGGCATATACCGCCGCCAAAATATACCCTTGCAGGCTTTCCCCGTTTTCTTTTGCCGCGGCGCGGATTGCTGCGCCTTTTGCTTTTATGGGCCAAACGGTTATGCGGTCGCATTTTGCGTTGTATTTGTCGTTATTTCGTCTTTTTGTTTCCGAAACTGGCATATTATTACCCCTTGCTTATTTTTATAAATATAATATAGCACAGTTCCGCCAACACCGCAACGTGCAATTTTCACAGCACCGCACCGTGTTTTTTGTGCAGACCGCCGAAAACACCGCAACGTGCTTGACAGGCGACACGTTGCGGTGCTACAATGCAGCCACAGCGAACGACACCGCAACGTGTCAAGCTGGTAACATAGCCGCCCCGGTCTGGGGCAGGAAGTGAGGTGAACAGCATGAGCATTGAATTTTTCAAACTCCCCGCCGCTTTGAAAAAAGCGATCTGGGCCGCCTACCTGGCAGAGTGGAAAAAGAAGCAGGCAGCAAAAAAGCCCGCCACCCACTAAAGCAGGTGACAGGCTTGCAAGATGATTTT